GGCGTTCCTGTAGACGCACACACCGCGCGGGGAGACGCACGCCGCAGGCCCCGCGAGCTTCGCCACGGACATGGACTCCGGCGCGGTCCCCGAAAGAACATAGGGCCAGCCGTCCGTCAGCGCGAAGACGCTGTTGCTCGTCACGGCAAGCGCCACGAGGTTGTCTGCCACGTCGTAGCGGTACGCGATAGGCCAGGAGTACGGAAGGTCGATGTCCGAGAACATGACTGTCTTCGGCGCGGACGGCGAGAAGCCGCAGTAGTAGCCGCCCGGCACGTCCTGTATGCAGGTGAGGTCCGCCGGCGGCGCCTCGATCTCCGGCATAACCTCGCCCGCGTTCTCGTCCTTCACGGTGAACTGGATGGCAACTTCGCTGTCGCCAAGCTCCGCCACCTTCTTCTCGAAGACGAACTGGATGCGCCCCGTCTCCATGCCGGTGACGACCTTGTAGATGCGGACGACGTCCGCGCCCTTGCCCTCAAGCCACGCCTTCGTCAGCGCCGTGGCGCCGGAGTCCGTCGTTATCGTTATGGAGTCGCCGTCAAGGTACTCGACCTCATTGCTCGGCTCGGACACGGGGCTCTCGTAGCCGTATGCGTCGGCCCAGGACCAGAAGAAGCTCGTGTAGCGGATGTTGCCTGCGTCCGCGGGAAGGTCGCCGTCGGTGCGCGAAGCCGCCGGAGTGGGCAGCGCCTCCTTGCGGAGCGGGATGGTCGTCTTCGTCACCACGCCGTTGACTACCACGCGGGCGTACATCACCGGCTCGTCCACGTTGCCGTCGCCCGTTCGGTCGCCGGAGACGACGACGCGCGTCTTGTCGTCGTCAGCTATCGTCCCGGGCGCCATCCACGTGACGCCCTTGAACGCCAGGAAGTCGAAGCTGCCGTTGGCCTTGCGCCAGACATGCAGGGACATGGCGTCCTCGATCTTCGTCAAGCCGCCCTCCATCAGCACGGAGGCCCCCGGCACAAGCGCAGGCTGGCGTAGCGGCACGAGCTTGCCGCGCTTGAGGCGCAGGTTGTGCGCGCGCACCGCCATCCCGTCCGCAAGCTGCGTCGGGTGCTGGCGCGGCATTATGCCGCCGAAGCGGTCTATCTTCACGGTTGCCATCAGACCATAAGCCCTTCCGCCCTGGACAGGCACTGCCCGGCGCGTTCGTTGTTCACGGTGTCGGTCGCGTCGTTGTAGTAGCAGAGGTACGCGACGTAGTGCGCAAGCGCCTCGCGGTACTTGTCGTTGACGGCGATGGGCTCGTCGTCGGACTCCGGCAGCGCCACGAAATCGACGAAGGCGCCGTCAGCCATGTAGCGCGTGTGCGGGGCGACCGAGTTCAGCCTGCGCACGGCGTCCTGAAGGTACTCGCGCATCTCGTCGTCCGTCCAGCGGTACGGCTCAACCGTGTCCTCGATGATCCGCCTGGCCTTCTGCCGAATGTCTGCTACCGTCATAAGTCGCCTCCGATCGTAAATCCCCGCGCCGGAGACAAAGGATGGAAACCGGCGCGGGGCGGAAAGTTACTTGGTCGTGCACTCCTGGCAGAGCGAGCACTGCCCGTCCTTGCACTCCACTGTCGCGGCGGTGCCGTCGGACTTCTCGACCTGCACCTTGCCGGACTTGCCCGACACCATCATGTCGAGGACGGCCCCGAGGCCGCCTCCGATCGAGGAGAGCGTGGCCTTGGTCGCGCCGGTTGCCTTGGCGAGGACGTCGTTGTAGCGGGCATCCACCTTGATCGGGAACGTCCACGTCGGGTTGGCAGTCTGCGTCTCCGTGGACCCCGAGCTGTCAGCCGCCTGGTAGCCCACGTCACCCGCGGTGTTGTGCTGGACGACGTAGACCGAGTTGCTGTAGGCGTGGTCAGCGATATACACCTTGACGGACGACTCCTGGTCGCCCATCTCGCTGTCGTTAGCCCTGCTCTTCGGCAGTGAGCCGCACCCGGCGAGGGCGAGGGCCATCGCGAGTACCGCGACAACCTTGGCGCGCTTGCCGAGCTTCGCCTTCTTCGCGGCCATCTTGGCCTTCATCTTATCGTTCTTCGCCTTGAGCTTGTCGTTTTTAGTTGCCATTTTAGCCTCCTTGAATTACTCGTTTATCCACTTGTCGATGCCGATCTTCACACCTTCAACCGCGGCCTGCAACTCGGCGGGGGAGACCTCGCCGTCTTCCAGCGACACCTTGAGGAACGTCACGGAGGTGACGAGCGCGGCGTACTCTTCGCGCCAGCGGTCGGGGCACGGGGCCTTCGCCGCCTCCAATATCGGCATCACTGCGGCGATGAACTTCACCGCCCTCTTGACGTTCGCCGCCACGTTTGTCCGGGCGAGGAAGTCGTTGAGGTACTGTAGCGCGATGTCGCGCACCGTTTCGAGCGGGGCAATCCTTTTAAGGACCGCCAGCACCAGTTTCTGCCATGTTGTCATCGTTGTTCTCCTTTCTGTTAATCCACAATTACCCAGTCTTCGTAAAGCATATCCGACTGCGAGGCAAGCCAGCCGGTGAGAATGGCCTTGCGCCCCGTTGAGTCATGTGTGTACATGCAGACCGTACCAAGACCGAGGATTTCGCCGCCGTTGGCCTCGACGAGACCTTTCAGCGTTTCATCCTTGCACCATTCCGCCTTGATGCTTGTCGCTGGTTTCAGCCACAGAAACATGCCTTTGCCGTTCCAGCCCTTGCGCGCAACCTTCTTGCCCTGCTTCATGGCGCGGATTGCGTCGCCGAAGTCCATCATTTCATCCATTTGTTGCTCTCCTTTGTTTTGTGTGTTAGAGTAGCCACCCGGCTACTTGAAAAATGCCTGATAGGCGTGGACGCCCATTGCGACCGCGCATCCCGAGAGGATGATGGCAACCGTCCAAGTGAGGAGCTTGCGGAGCGTCTTGCCCCACTCGACCTTCTCGGCAACGACGGTCGCCTCAATGTTGTTGAACCGCTGGCCGAAGTCGTGCGCGAGGTTGTCCACGGACAGGTTGAGGGCGCGTATGCCCTCCTGCGTCTCGGAGCGCATCTTCCCCACGTCGTGCTCGACCTGCGTGAGGCGCGTGTCGAGCGCGGCGACTGCAGTTTTCGTCTCCTTCAGCTCTTCGCGGAGTTCGCACCCCTCTGGTGTTGCCTTCATGCACATTTCCTGTCGTTCCTTTCTCGCTAGTTCGCCAGCGTCTCCAGCGGCAGGTCGCCGCCGTATCCGAACGCGCCAGTGCCTTGGTTGCGGTAGATGCGGCGGGTTAGCACATCCATCATCGCGCCCTCCCATGTCGAGCCGGAGCCGACGCGGACGGGAACGTAGTCTAGGACGGGGGTAGAACTTTCCCATATCTTGCAATACTTAAATCCAGAAGCCGTTCGATTTAGCAAACTGCCTTGTCTTGTCCCAAAAAGTATGAGATTGTCACTCGTAGTGAAAGAGTACGAACCTACGGTGTTTGTCCATGCGTCAAGCGATAAAACTCCGCCGGATAGAATTTTTGCAGTATGCCAATTTGTGTCAACTGGGATAGTGCTTCTCAACGCTGCAACACTGCTTGTATTGCCGTAGTTGAAGGCATAATTTCCCGTTGCATAGTTCAAGCTGTATCCCACCTCATTCCATGCTGTTCTTGCTCCAAAAGCAAATCCTGTAACAGACATCTTGAACTGAAACTCGGAATTAGTGGCACCTGTGGCAGTCACCCCCGTATCAATATACTGCGTCCCGGTGCTCTCGATGTACTCCACTGACACGACGTCCGGCCCGAGCACGAAGTCTCCCGTGCCCGCGTTGCCGAACAGCGCGCCCGACACGCGGTCGTACAGATACCCGACTTGGCCCACGCGAACGGGGATGAAGTCGCGGACGAGGGTCGCTCCCTCGTAAATCCGGAAGGCGTAGATACGCCCGCTTATATACCCCGAGTTGCGGTATCTAACGCAGATGCAGATTTGCCCCGTATTTTGCGCGAACGATGTGTAGGACGGCGTGGCAACCGTTGTTCCGTCGATAACCACTCCGCCCTTGCTGAAATCTAGCGTGAACACGCGCCCGACGGCGTTTGTCACGGGTACTGTACTCCAGCCCCTACCGCCGCCAAAAAGGTATTCGACGCGGCTGGAACTATAACTGTTGAACACAAAACCGTTTGAACGCTCGGCGCTTCCAGCAATCGAGCCGCCGAACCAGTTTCTGTTGCCTGTGGAAATCGTCATCAAGGTCGCATTTACGCGGGTGTTCTCGGTCGCGTAGACGCCAGTCTCTAGATACTGCGTCCCTGTGGATTCGATGTACTCCACCTTGGCGTCGTAGGGTAGCCGCTTCCTCGTCATCAGCGCGTTGCGTAGGTTTATCAGCATGGCGTCAGCCCTCCGTCGGGATGTTCGCAAGGAACGCGTCGATTTCCTCGCGGGTCTTGCCGAGAGCTTGCGCCGCGCCGTCAAGAAGCGCGTTCCACGCCTCTGCTCCGCCGTAGCCCTCCTCGATGTAGTCGCAGTCCGTGAGGGCTTCCCACGCCGTGTAGCCCGTGGCGATTTCGGTAGACGAGAGGAACTGCCGCGCCGCGTCGAGCATCTGCGCCTGCGCGAGCGCGGTCTTTATGGACAGGCGGCTCCACCTGCGCGGCGGGGGCGGAGGGTTGTCAACGAGAACGTAGACCCACTTGTAGCCGTCATCTCCGTTCGGCTCGATCTTGTCCGTGCGCTCGTAGTGCTTGCCCTCGGGCGGGTCTACGGGCCAGTCGGGGGAGAGCGGAAGGTAGCCAGCAATCTTGCAGTGGACCACCTTCGGGTTGTAGACCTTGCGCCCGTTGATTTCGAGGACGTCCGGCGCAAACTCGGGCGTCATGTCCTCACGCGGCCTTACGAAATTCCTGTTCATTATGCTACCTCCTCGACCTGTTCACCCTTGACGACGAATACCCCCGGAGCGGTCTCCGAAAAGTAGAGAAGCGTCACACCCTTTGCCGTCGCCGTTCCGTCGGCAAGCGCGGGGATCGCGCCGTCGGCGTTTTCTAGCGTTATCGTCTCGCCACTCGGTGCAACGGGGACGAGCGCGGGAGCCGTAAGCGCGGCGTCGCCAGTGCCGATCTCCACGCGAAGCCCGAAGTCGCGCACCTTGCCGCTTGTCGCGGCGGGGAACGTGATGCGCAGTTCGTCGAGCGGGGTCGCCGCAGTAACCTGCACGATGTTCGCCGTGCGGTTGGCAAGCGTCGCCGCGCCGTAGTAGACCGTCTCGCCCTCGACGGTTTCCGAGGACGCTGTGTTGATTACGATTGGGGTGCCGAGGGAGTAGTGAAGGTCGGCGGCTCTCGCCACGTCCTGCACCGCGATGCCGCTGTCATCCAGTGTTGTGCCATCGTCGCCAATCCCAAACGCGGCAAGATTGCCGGGGGTTATGAGCAGTGGCGGTTTTATAAGCTTGGTTGTACCCCAGCACGAGGCGTTCCACGTTCCGCCGGTAGTCTGGACAATGCAAGTGTACACCTTGCCGTTGTAGGTGCAGTGGTCGCCCACGGCGTATATCCTAGCCGCCGACTCCGAGAACGCGGGCGCGGCGGAGGTCGCGTCGAGCTTGCCCGCGAACCGGCTCGCGCACCAGTCGTATAGCGACGAAAAGCCCGTCGGGAGCGCGGCGAGCGCACCCCAGATCGCCGACCAGATGCCGCCGCTCTTCACGGGGTTGTTGCTCCCCGCCGTCGGGGTGTTGTCGAAGGTCAGCACATCCTGCTTGCCCTGCCGCAGCGCCTCCGCCTCCGCCTCGCTCGCCAATATATGGTCCGTATCACTGCCGAGCTGGTAGCCGGGGAGAGCCGTGCGGGTGGCGGAAACTTGATCTCCTGTGTCGCTGATGTAAAACGACAGGCTTGTCGCGGATTTGTCGGGACTCCCGTCGGCCTTCGCTGGTTCACTCGCAGGCTGGTTCACATACCACCCCGGGCCTCCGAGCGCATGCCATTCGTCGTCTGTCCAGAAGGGCTGGCCTAGCTCCCAAGGTACATCGTTGAACACGACCTCGCTCGGCGTCAGAGTCCACTCGCTGAACCCGCGCTCCGTGAGCGTCGCGTCCGCCTTCGTCGCAAGCGTATCCGTCCCCGCCGTCGCCCTCTTCTCCACCACTACCCCAGCAAGCTCGGGATAGCCGGAGCTACCCTCTGCCGTGAACTGCGTCGCCGCGTTCGCCGCCGCCTCCGTATCGTACATCTCCTCGGATGCGCTCATCGCCGAGCCGTCGCCGGAGATGAACCACTTGTACTTCATGCCGGACGCCGAGATATAGGCCCCCACGGCGACACCGATCGTGAGCGACGGATACAGGGCCTGTACCACGGACAGATCCCACGCCGCCGCCCCGTCGTACACCTTAAGGTCGGTCTTGTCGCGCTTCCCCGCTATCTTGGAATCCACCACCGCCACCGTTGCGGCATTGTCCACCTTCGCCTTGTCCGCGTCCGTGTAGTCGTTGGTCGAGAGCCCCTTGCCCGCCTCCTTCTGCACGAACCGCGCGTCCACCGCCATCTTGTCGTAGTAGTTTGCAGGATTGAAGATGTCGGTGAGGGGGATGCTTATCGGCTGCTTGCCTGCTTCCGTGTTGAAGGTTATGACGAGATTCCCGTCGTCAATCTCCACGTTATCCACCATCCCGTCTATCGCAAACCGCGCCATGTTCACTTGCGCAACAACGGTATCGCCGTGCTTGAGGTACAGGATGTTTTTGTGGTCGCCCGTGCCCAATGCCGCGCCATCAACAAATTGCATCACCGCCGCGGGATCCAGTTTGGCGTTCCAATTCAGACGGTCCTGCTTGGACACATGGATCGGATTGCCGGCAACCTCGGTCGCGCCCGACGCATGACTCCGGAGCAGTCCGACGGCGGTTTCTATGTCGTCGGCGTTTTTCGCTATGCGCTCGGCATTCCGCCCCACCAGATCAGACACTGCGTTTACCGCCGCACCCGTAGACGCCGCGTCGGCAGCACGTCCGTCCTCAACTTCTTCTTGGGTCAGCGGATCCACCGGAGGCTGTATTGAGTCACGGGCCTCCTCTGCGGCCGTAGCAGCGGCGGAGGCATTACTTGCAGAGGAGGCTGCTGCGCTTGCAGAGTTCGCGGCAAGGCCCGCCGAGCCCGCTGCTGCATTCGCGCTTCCGGTAGCTGTCGCAGCCGCATCCGTTGCTACGGTCTTTGCGGACTGCGCCTGCGCGACGATCCCCGATGCCTCGTCAACCGCTTCCTCTATTGCGGTCTGCGCCGCCGCTATCGCGTCCTTCGCTTCCTGGACAAAGTCCGGGTAGTCGTCAAGGCTGTACGGCTCGTCCGCCGGACGCATCTTGGGCCACGGCTCCACACGAAACTCGCCGGCGCCGTACATCGTATGGTTCACGGGATCGTCCAGTATGCAGAGGCATTCGCCGCCGCAGCGAAGGAGCTTTTCCGCCGGGATGGAGTTGAGGTTCAGTTCGCACGCGGCATCGGAAGGATCTTCCGGGTCTTCACTCCACTCATCCGTCGGTTCGGACGGATCCGCATCCGGCTGTTCCGGCCTGGGGAACATGGCGACCGTGTGCCCGCCGAAAAGCACTCGCAGACGAAGCGTCTGGCCTTCCGCGTCTTCGCCTGGCTGTATCCACTCCGCGCCGCCAATCACCCTGACGGACACATGCTCCCCCGCAGCAACCGTGCCGACGAGCTTCAGTCTCTTCTTGCCGTAGTCGGGTATTATCGTAAGTGCCGTCATGTAAATCCTCCCGTCTGCTATGCTGTCGGCGCATTAGCCGCGCCACTGTTTTTCGCCTTGGCCGCCTTGATCACGTCCGCACGCTCTATTTCCGTCTGCGCGTTGCGTATCTCCCCGACGACAAGCGCAAGATCAGACGCGTGGAAAAGCAGATCCACGGGGCCCTCCGGCCTGATGAGAACGTCAATCTTCATCGGCTCCTTTTCGAGTGCCTTGGAAAAGCCCTGGACGAAAAGGTCAAACGCGGCGTCGTCGTTCGCGGCGTTCAGAAGTGGACCGACTATCGGGGCAAGCTCCGGCTTCACGTTCACAAGCGCGGTTTCGGCAAGTGCCGGGTTTGCCTCCGCGGCATACACCGCGCCAAGGCCCATGAGTTTCTTTGGCGACATGGCGGGAAATCTCGGACAGACCTCTTTCCCGTACCATCTTGCTATGCCCTTCACGATCGCCGCTCTAGTCATTGTATTTCTCCTCTTGCTTTAGGTTTGTGGAATCGTCCGGGTCAAGCCCCCGACACAGGGGCAAGAGGCTTGGCCCGGACGTGAGCCACAAGCCCGGGCAATTACGAGCCGGAGGCGGCCGGCGCCTTTGCGGACTGCGCGGCCTGAATCTGCGCGTAGACCGCCTGCGAAGGCGCGAAGGTCTGCGGCGTGATGTAGGTGCCGAGCATGTTGCCGAGCGTAGCCTTGAGGTTCGCGTTCTCCGCCTTGAGCGTCGCGACGTCCGCGGCGGTCTGCGTGTCGATAAGCTCCTGGCGCTGACGCCACTCGACAAGGGTCTTCACAACGCCGTCGATCTTGTTGTCAGTGTAGATCTGGGCCTTGAGCTGGCCGTTCTCCCCCTGGAGCGCGCCATTCTCGCGGACAAGCGAAAGCTCGCGCTGCGTGACGAAATCGTCATGGCAGTGGTGGTCGTTGCCAAAGAGGCCGCCGTTGCGCCCGAGAAGCCCGAGCCCGACAAGTCCGAGCGCGGTAGCGCCGAGAGCCGTGCCCGTGGCGGCAAGTCCGCGCCCCGCGCCGACGTTGATGTTGCCGCCGAAGCCGCGCATGATGTCGCCGATGCCTCCGCCGAAACCGTAACCGCCGTATGCAGGAACCGCAACAGGATAGCCGTAGCCACCCCATCCGCCGCCCCACGGTCCGTTCCAGCCATTGTTGTTGGGGTACTGGTTGATTGTGGTCGATCCCTCAGTTGTCTTTTCTTCTGTCATGGTCTTGTTCCTTTCCGTGCATTTGCATTTCTGTTACTGCTTGCTTCCCCGCGCCCACCCTGGACACGGGAAATCGCTAGTCCATGTCGTCCTCCTCCACCGAACGCGCGGCTTCCCTGGCGACATCCTCGGTCTCCTTCTCGCAGCATCCCCAACGGCAGTCTATCGCCGCGATGATGGCCTCCGCCGCATCGTCATACGAACGGTTGCGCATAATGAAAGACAGGGCCTTCTTGAGGGATTCCTTGTCGCCGTTCACCTTCATGCCACCGGAAAGGCGCGTCAGGTCTTCGCCGGCCTCCCTCTTGGTGCTCTCGTACTTCTCGCGCTTTGCCTTGTGGGCGGCGCGCTTGCGCTCCTTCATTGCCTTGATCTGCTTGGACGCGCCATTGGAGTCATTTTCCTCGCCGCCCGGCTGCATCTGCCGGGACACCATCGGAGGCATTCCGCTGCCCTGCACGTTCCCCTGCATTTCCCAGGTGCGGTTCACGCCGCTGCCGTTCATCATGCTGGTGTTCGTGTTGCCGATCTGCATGCCGGAGCGCACCATGTCGCTGGCACCGCTCTGCCCCATGTTCTGATCTATAGCCATTTCAGCTTTCCTTTCCGGGCGTTTGCCCTGTTGTTTCCCCCTCGGCGCACGCCTCGGGAAATCGTCATACCATAGTCGTCAAATCGAGCGCAAATCCACGTCCTGGATTTGCAGCAGGGCCCCCTTCCATGCCGCGCTGCCGTGCTTCCGAAAGCGCGTTCGTGTAGGCTATGCCGTGCTGACGGGCCTGCTCTGGATCGCTCCAGGGCCTATTGGACATCGAGAAAAGCCGCACAAGGGCGCCGTCTACAATCGCGTCTCCGTAGCGCTGCAGGAACGCCTTGGGGGCCCGCTCCTCGTTCATGTGAGGCACCTCTACGGCTTCGACCCACAGGCATTCCGGCATCGGACGGGGCGGTTCGGTGTCGTCTGGGCTCGCTGGGAGCGTGCCGACATTAACGCGAACCTGGACAAGATTCGGATCGTCTCTACCGACAAAGAAATCGTGAGCCGTAAGATGCGGCAGCGATAGCATCGGGGGAACGCCTCCGAAACGCCATCCACGCACATTCCTGTGCCAGCCCGGTCCGGCGAGAACAACCTGCGTCACGCTGTCTACCTCGCCGGAAAGTACCGGGGAAACGGCACATCCGAAGTTGGCATACGGGAAACCGCACCTAAAAAGCCCGGCGACCTCGTCGCGCGGCATCTCCATTCGGCGCCACGTCCTGAGAGCCGCGCTGCGCTTGCAGAAGTCGCGGTAGGACGCCTGAAGCATCTTTCGGACGAGAATGTCGTCGCAGTCGCGGAGAAGATAGACCATGTTCTCCGCAAGCGACGGCACGGAGTCGAACTCCGGCCTCTCCCATTCTGTCTCGAAGAAGCCCATCTTAGACGACCACCTTCGGCTTGGCTGCGGCAGGCTTCGCGGGATGCGACAGTCCACCCACGTTCGTGTTGTCTTCGCCCGAAGCCCCGCCGGCGTCGATGCGGTTCAGCTCCACAAACGAGACGCTGGGGTTTATGGGCTTCGGCTTGCCGTCGTTGCCGACGCCTGTCACGTCGCTGTCGCTGCTGCCCTTCAGATCGAACTTCGCCTTGCGGACGTTCAGCCTGTCGCGCAGAAGGTCGTACTGCGACCAGTCGAAATCGGGGTCGTTGTTGCGCTTGGCGCGGACGGCGTTCGCAACAACCTTCCAGGTCAGCTTGCCGCTCTTGATCGCAGCGTGGATTTCGTCGTCGATCTCCACGTAGTTGACGTTGGTGCCGACAGCCTCGGAATTGAACACAATCCTGCCGTCGTTCAGGTTCATCGCGTATCTGCTCATTGCATGTTTCCTTTGTTTACTGTGGATAGGTGCATGGCGCGGAGGAGGAACCACCCGCCCTCCGCGCCACACACGGGGCTAGCCGCGGCGAACCGCGGTAAGCTGGTACGGATCCAGGCCCGCGACGTTCGTCTGGGTCTGGGCGATCTCGCGATAGGCGGGCGCCTCGATGTTGTCGAGGCTGTCGCCGTAGGGCGTGTAGCCGTAGACAACGAGGTTCACCTCGCCCTTCGGGAACGTGGCGCCGCTCGTGGCGGTGGCCGCCATGTAGACGAGGTCGCCTTCGTTGAGGACGACCGCCGTCGAGAGCTGGGCCGCGCCGCGCGCCTTCACGCTGCCGCCTACGGACGTGGCCGAAAGGACGGTCTTGTCCGCGGTGGAGTCGGCAGAGTCGGCAACCTTGAGGGCGATGGTGCCCGGGGTGCAGAACTCGGTCTCCTCGATGAATGCGCCGGTCACGACAAACGCCTTCGGAAGCCCGAAGAGCGCGTAGGCCGCGCCGCTTGCGGCTTCGAACGCGGCGAAGTTCACCTTGCGCTTGATGCCGACGAGGCCCGGATGGAACATCACGGGATCGCCGGCGCCCGGCGCGCCGAACTTCGTCTTGTTAACGGTTGTGGGGGTTTCTCCTGCCATTTTTTCACGCTCCTTTCATTAGGCGATCTTCACGTAGCCGACGCCGAAGCGCTCGGGGTACTGGAGGAACCAGTCGTACACCAGCTTGGAGCGCGCGAAGGTGCCCCAGTAGTCGATGTCCGTGAGCTGGCGCTCGTCCACCATCATGTCCTCGGTGTACATGATCGCGCTCTTGTCGAGGAAGTACACCGGATAGACCGGGTTGCCGTTGGCGTCGGAGAACACCGGAAGCGCGTTCGTGACATACACGTCCGCCCCAGAGATCTTCCCGAGCGAATACACGTCGCCGCGAATGACGCTCTTGGCGTCGCCCATGCCGTCCGCCTTGCCGAAGCGCTCATCGGCCTGAAGCGCGTCCGCCACCATGACGGGGCACACGATCTTCAGTCCAGCAAGAGTGCTCGCTCCCTTGAACTGGCGCAGCGAGTTGACGCCGCGCTGGAAGTAGCGCAGGGAGGATGCGACGTACGGATTGGTGCTCGCGTTGTAGGCGGCGTCGGCTGCAGCCTTCGACTCGTAGAGCACGACAGGTGCATCGGCCGCTCCGAGCTGGACGCTCTTCGATATGAAGCCCGCCGTGTTGCCCGTGTTGAACGACGCCACCTTGAGGATGATGTCGTTCAGCAGCTCCGTCTCCTTGTCGTCGTTCATCGCGCTGATGGCTTCCTGCGTAATAGGAGCCTCGACGTCGAACGCGGAGTACCGCTTGTCCTCCAGCTCGAAGTAAAGTCCCCACGCACGCTCGCGCCCCTTGATGTAGCGCTCGTACGAAGACTTGGGGAGCTGGTACTTGGCCTTGTCGCCCGGCTTGGTGGCATACGTCTCGATGATGGGAAGCACGGGGATCATGGCCTCCGTGGAGCCCTTCTCGAAGTATATGTCGCCGCTCGTGGTGATCTCGGGGAGAAGCGACTTGTCGCGAAGGCGCTTCTTGAACTGCCTGGCAATCGTAGTGTGCCGGGTGCCAGGGAAGGATATCTTCTGCCCTTCCACGAACCCGGGCGCATTGTAGCCGAGGGTATTGATAAGTATTGGCATTTTGCCGTTCCTTTCCGTCAATCGACCCGGAGAGGACGGACGCGGTCGATTACTTCACGCGCCCTTCCTTCTGGGCCCTTTCAACTTCGTCCGACAACCGCTTCATCCCCTCCTTGTCGCCGCGGGCGCGAAGAACCTCAATCTCGTCGTAGAGCTTGTCGATCTCGTCCCACGTATAGACTTTTCCGGGAGTCAGGGCCACGGACATTCCGCCGCCGGTTGCGCTGGGGTCGGGTGCGGCTGCCCCCGTACCGCCAGAAGGAGCGGCTATTCCAAGCTTGGTTGCGAAGAACTGCTGGATATGCCACGAAAGAACGTCGAAGTCGCCAGTCCTAACCGCCACGTTTATCGACGCGGCGTTAGGGCGCTGGTAGTCCACCCATGCGGCGTGGTACTTTCCCGCCTCGGATACGGCGTTGGCAAGGAAGCCGGGGAACTCCTGCTCGATCCGCGCCCCGAACTGCTGCCGGGTCACGGCGGCATTGCGCTGATCGCGCTCCGCCATCTGGGCCTTGAGCTGCGCAAGCTCGGCGTCGCGCGCCGCCATGGCCGCCTCCACCGTCTTCTGCGCAATGAGGGAAGTGCCCTTTGCGACAGACTCCGGCATGTCGTTCCTGATGTCTTCGGGCAGGGCGCTAAGCGCCTCCTGTGCCCTACCAGAGGCAGACAGCTCGGCGATCTTCGCCTCGAGCGCCTTCTTCTCTTCGTCCAGCTTCTTCACGCGCCCCTGTTCGACCTGTGCCGAGGCGAACTTGCGTTCCATCTCCTCGTACTTGGCCTTCCAGTCGGTCGTGTCGCCGCCGGCGTTACCCGTCGGAGACCCCTCGCCCGCGAGCGCGTCCATTGCCTTTTTCATTTCGTCGTTCATTTTCCTTTGCTCCTCATCAAGCCCCTTGCCACAGGGGAGTTGGTGTTGCCTCGCCGAGCCTCAAAACGGGAGGAATCGACGGACGGAATCGCCTAGGCAGACACTGAACCTCCTTCCGGGAATCCTCCGGCGTCCTGGGAGTTGGCTTGCCCCCTCAACGCCGCCAGAGCCCTTCCGGCTTCGTCAGACTTACCTAGACAAAATCTCATTTCCGCTATCACGTCGCGCCGCACGTCATCGGGTTCGCCGATGGTGCACAGCCTGTGCGCGACATATAGCGAATGCTCCTTCAGCAGTGCCGAGAAGTCACGCAGACAACCGGCCTTGTCGAGCATCGTGTAAAGCTTCATCCAGCCGTCGCTCATGCTACTGACCTCCTTTCGGCCACACTACCGGGCGCGGGCGCGCCTTCGGCCGGCGGCGCAGCGACACCCTGTTCCTGCTGCATCCCTTCTACAGCCTGCTTCTCCGCGGCCGCCAGAGCGGCCAGTTTATTCATCTGCTCCAGCCACCGCGCGTGCTCCTCGCTTGGGAAGTCTGCGTCCGCGTTTATGTCGAGCCCCTTCACGATCGGACGCGCTATTGCAAGCGCGAGCTTCGGTCCGAGGAGCTGCATGAGCTGCGGGTTGGAGGTCATTATCTGGAAGAACTGCATACGCGCGCTGTCGAGCTGCGCCTTTAACATGCGTCCAAACATGCCGACCGGACGAATGTACACGTCGCCCTTTATCTCCTGGTCGTCGTCGTTCGCGAGGATCCAGTCCGCACAGCGCTGCGCCGTCGGCTTTATGATGCCGTCGTCGAACAGCATGGCGACCATCTTCACGACGATCATCATGTGCTCTGTCATCTGGGCGAGTCCGCCGGAGGTGCGCAGCGCTCCCATGGCGCCGGAGGTCTGCCCCTCCGCGAAACGCGGGATGCCGCTGTCTATGTCCGCCTGCGACTGCCACTCCTCGAACTCGCGGATGAGCTGCGCCGCCTTCGTCGGGATATCGAGAACTCCCATCGGAGCGCCGTTCGCGCCGGACGGCGCGTACATCTCGTCGCCAAAGCGAAGAAAACCGTACGGGCGCCACCGGAGCGCGTCGGGGCTCTTATCGAGAAGCCGCTGCGCCTGATTGATCCACACCATCGGACCCGTCGCGCCGAGGTCGAGGAAGAGCGCCTTCGCCGTGTTGTTCTGCATCATCTGCACGAACGCCAGCTTGTCCGCAATGCTCTCGCCCCAGAAGGCCCCCGGAAGCTCGTAGAACACACCCTTGGAAATCGGAACATCAAGCCTTGCATCGAGTATCCGGCAGTAGACCACCTTGCTGTCGATGACAATGGCCTCTACATGGTAGAAGTCGCCGAGAACAATCTTCTTGCCCTTGTTGTCCTGGACGATCCCTATCTCCGCTAGTTCCGAGCCGCGCACGGACATGAAGCAACGCACGGCCTCGAACGTGCAGTCCTCCGTATCGCCGGCGCCGCCGTTCATCTCTGCGTCCTTCTTGCGCTGGTCCTCCGGCTCCATGTGGAACTTCACGCCGCCGTTGGGATACTTCGCAAGCAAGGCGCGCACAACCTCTTCGTTCCACCCCTCGCCGTTCTTGTCGCGCGTCGCGCCGCCGTTGGAAAAGCGCCAAAGAGACTCCGCCGTGTACTTTTCGCGGATGCAGAACGGCCCGTCGGCCGGATTCTTCGCGTCGGGCGCAGGGTAGCAGTCCATCGGGTTGGGGCTCTCGAACACCGGCTTGACCCTGAAATCGCGGACAAACCTGCGGACCGTATCCTCGACGCCGTTCTCGCCCTTCACATTCTCCTCGACGACCTTGTTGCAGGCGACGACGCGCGGTATCGGGCCAATGACGAAGCACGTCCCGTAGAGGCAGCAGTTCGCGATCGCATTCGAAAGCGCCTTGTCGCCGCCGCCCTCGACGAACATGTCCCAGATCTTCTCCTGCATACGGCGGGCACGTACGTTCGCATACTCCTTGCGCCTGCCGTATATCTCGTCCCTGCGCTTGGACGGGGTGCTCTTGATGACCTCCAGGAGCAGCGCCTCCTGCTCCGGCGGTATCGGGTTCCCGCTGCGAGCCGAGGCGATTGCCGAAAAAATCGTGTTGATGTCCCGCATCATGGAAGCATCGACCTCGCGGTCCACGCTCTCCGGCACTTCCGGCCACGGAGACGGCGCAACCTCGAACAACGGCTCGCGGGCATTGTTCACTACGTCCACAAAGCGGGATTTTGCGCCGCGGGTCTTGGTGAACGTCAGCGAGGTGAAGAGCTTCTTCGCTATCAGAGGCGGAACGACGGTAGAAAGTGCCGCAAGCTGCTCGTCCGTGAACCTGTTTGTGTTTGCGTTGAGCGCATACTGAAGCCGTTCGGTGACGCCGGACCTTGCGCGGAACGAGACGTTGCGCCGCATCGCCGCGTTCACGAGCTCAGCCATCCTCGTCATGGGCTCGGTTTGCGGAACCTCCTCCACGGCCTCGGGCGAAAGCACCTCCGCAGGCGCAGGGGACGCAATGGCCGCAGCCCCCTGTGGGGCCGTCATATCGCGCGTTTGCGCGTCTAGCGCCGCGCCGAATATCTGTGACACCGCGTCCATGAGTCTGATTCTAAGGGCACTTGACATCGCTTGACGTCAATATCTCAAAAAAAAAAATTCCTAGCAGCCGAAATTACACCCGCCGACCGGCTGATAGGCGTCCTGCGAGAACCCCCGGAGCCCGCCCGAATACCCTCCGGCCGACATCGAGAACGCCCCGCCCTTCCACCCTGTTGAACCAACCACGACGTACTGGAGCGCGTCGGAGACATGCGAGAACTTCGACTCCTTGTCCGGCTTGTCGTCGTACCGCGCCGAACCATCGGCAGCCCGCTTCTTCCGGTAGCAGTACCCGCCGTTCATGGCCTCGCGGAGCGTCTTGCACCCCTTTCGCGACATCAGGAACATCGGCATCGCCGCCCCGTTCTCGCCCTTGTATATCTGCCGGAGGATCGCGTCTACCGCCGTGATTCGCACGGTGACGTCGTTGTTCACTAGCTCCGGGATCACGACCTCCAGCCCCTTGCTCTTCAGGTAGTTGTACGCCGAAATGGTGGACATCTCCGTCCGGTTCTGCCCCGCCGGGTCGATGAACACCGTGCACGGCGTCTGCGGCCAGTTGAAGTCCCGCATCAGCCGCGGGATAAGATTCTCCTCCACGAACGGCGGCACCATCTTGTTGAACTCCACCTCCTCGCCAAGGACGCGGAACTGCCCGAGGCGCGTCCGCTGGCAAATCACCGCAGCCGGGTTGCCGCCGAGATCCATGCCGACGAACGTCCGCGTCCCCCGCTCGAACGGCAACTCCTCGTCCGTCGAGTGGATGTTGTCGATGTACCCCGGCCACACCGGAAGCCCCGCCCTGATCTTGCCGTACTCGTTGAGGAGCCGCCGCTTGATGTAGTCCTCGTCCGCGCCGACAAGCTGCTTCTCATAGTAGTCCCACCCGTCCTGAAGGTTCTCGATGTTCTCGCACGGCCCGTCCGTGCCGAAGAATTTGTGCCCCGCCTCGTCGTTCCGCACATAGAACACGTCGCCTACCTTCGTGTAGACGCACCCCGACTCCCGCGGCGGCGGCTTCGTCGTGCGGATCATCGCCGGCGGCTGGATTATCCAGATCATCCTCTCCGGCTTCGTCACCTGCTCAAGCTGGTACCACCACGAGGAGTCCGTCGGCGTGTTCGTGTCCATCAGGACGCCGAACGAAAGCCCCTTCCACCCCTGCGCCGAAGCCCCAGGCGGCTTGAAGCGCCCGACGCGCTCCTGCACCTTGTGGATCATCTCCCAGTCCTGCGCCGCCGCCTCGTTGAAGTACGCCCCCGAAAGCGAAAGGCCGTCGATGTCGTTCACGAACGTCGGCGCCCCGCTCGCGTAGAACTCAAGTTCGATCCGGACCCAGACATTCTTCCCCTCGTCGTCCACACGCATCGAGGGTATCTCGTACACGCCGTGAATCGGCGGCGCCGTCCACATGCGCATGTTCGGCCCCTCGGGATGCCAGTCGAGCCAGTCCCTGATCGTCGTCTTCTGCAGCGCCTGGAACGTGTCGCGGAACATCCCCCACCGCGTCCACCGCACCATCTTGTTCGTCGCCGGGTCGAAGATCGGCGGCTGCATGTGCGACTTCATCACGATGTCCTGCTGGCATATCACCGTCTTGCCACACCCCGGTACCCCGCGGATCGCCTTGTACAGGTACGTCCCGGGCGCCGCCGAATGAAACGCCACCCCCGAAGGCGACGCCTTGTACGTGAAGTCCCGGCTCATACGTCAACGACCTCCGCCGCCGGCTTCGCCTCAACCCGCCTAGCCAACTCCGCCGGCGCAACGATCCAGTTCACCGTCATGTTCGGGAAGTTGTACGAGATCCCCTTCTTCGCGTCCGAACCGCCGCCGGCCTCCTCGCCGTCGCCGTACACGTCCTTCACCGTCGCCTTCAGCGAAAGCTCCACCGCCCGCTGGTTCAGCTCACACCCCTCCTCCGTCACCAGACGCTCCTGCGCCAGCTGCGCCGCGTAGCCCGTGTCGATCGCCCTCGCCCGCGTCACCTTCTGGCTCGCCCTCGTGATGTACTCGTACACCAGCCGAAGCTCTGGGTGGTAGTCCTGCCCAACGAACAGCGCGTCCGTCGTCACCCCGTGCTCCGCGAATATCTTCGAAATCCCCCGCATCCGCTCGGCGCCGCCGACCCTGTTGCCGTAGTAGTCCACCAGCGCCGCCTTCACTTTCTCCACCGGGAACGAAACCGCAAGCCCCCGCTCCTTCGCCCGCCGCCACTTCTTCTTCGCCGCCGCCTGGCTCTTCGCCCAGCTCTCCTCGCCCTTCTCGTCCAAATCGAGCTCCGCGTACCCGAACAGCTGCTCCCACGTGACCGACGGCGAACCTACCGGCGCGGACTCCTCCACGTCGGCCACTCCCGTCAGGCTTCTGGCACACTTCCGTCTCATCGCCGCTATCATACCCCCGCTTGACGCCACTTGACATGTCGCCCCGGAATTTTTCGCACACGGGTCCCTCCCTGCGCGCCGGCGACGGGACCCCGCCTCGCCCCCATACCCCAACCGCGCCGCTCCGACGCGATCCGCCCACATACAGGGGCCCCCTCATTAGACCTTCTGCCCCCGCCCGCCCGCTGACACCCACACGCGCCCCCACACCCACCCCCGCGCTCGACCGCCTGGCGCCGGTGATTGGTGTCTGCGAAAGTCGCGCGAAAATCTACGAGAAAATAGGGCATCACGGCGCGTCGTGTGGCGCGTGCTGCGCGGGGAATTGGCGCGCGCGTTGGGTTTGAAACCCACGGAACACGGCGCGAACCTCTGCCATTTTTGGGATTTCGGCGCAGATTTGGCGCGCGCGTTGGGTTTGCGGCGCGTTTCTCGCATCGTTCTTACACTCTTTTTCGCTCATGATGAGGGCCGATGGTTAGTCCGTCGCGGCTCGCTTTTCGGCCTGTTGCCGAGGTTGCGCTTGTCTTGGTGCAGGATTCGGCGCGCTTGTGCCGGTGCTGGCGTGATCCTGGCGCGCTGCGAGGATTGCGCGCGCGCATCCGCGACCGATTTTTTGAAAACGAGACCCGGCGCCAGGGCGAAACGAAGCGCGCGCGAAAGTAGTAAATAGTTTTTTTAATAGTCAATTAAATGGTAGTAATGGTAGTGTACTACGCGCATACGCGCGTACACGCGTACACGCGTGAGCGCATGACACGCGACGCGCTACGCACGCGCACGCGTAGCGCGCGGAGTTGCCGTGAGCCAACGGCGAAAAGGCGAAACGAAATAGGGTATACCCCCTTTAGGGGGTACCCTATCATTTCGTTTCGCGTGGGCGGCAACGGGCGAAACGAAACAGCAGGCGAAATTTCGCCATTTCGCCATTTCGCCATTTCTCACGCGTGCAGGCGTGCAGGCGTACGCGCGCGAGGGAGAAAAAAAAAACCGAACGCAAATTATTTTTTTATTTCTCTATTATTTCCCTGTTGACGCATTACCCAATTATATGATATCATACTCGACGCCAAGCGGGAATAGGCCCGCGGCGACAACGGAGAAACGAATAATGAAAACAATTATCGAGGAAAATATCAAAATCGAAACAGTTGACAGCAACGAATTGTGGCGCATATGGCGCGACAGAGAACCGGACGGCAACAACTATGGCTACCCGGTTAGGGTCAGGAACCCAACCAGAGCCGTAGAGGCAGTTCTTCGCGGCCAACTCGTTGGTGTACACCAACGCGGCTCTCATTGCGACGTTTACCTGGTTGATGATGCCACAGGGACGAACTCCGTACTGATCGGGACGGTGACAAACGTTGACGAGGCATCCGGCCTATACCTATGCCAACCGATGGGAACGCGCAACTCGCCAAACGAATGCCGTGCTCGTGTATATTGCTACAACTAAACCACGAACCATAAAACAAGGAGAATAGACAATGGACACGACAACGACGGCGCGCGTGAGGATAGCGGACATCCGCGCGGACCTGGACAACTACAGCAAAACCTCGACCTGGCGGCGGGGAATCGCAGCGGCGGCGCGCGACCTGTGCGACGATCTAGAGGAGGCGGCGCGCTTTCGCGGCTGCCCTGGCGAGGTTCCGGCGGCGAATGCGGACGAACTGCGCGCGCTTCTCTTGAACGGCGCGGGCGACTGGCAGCAGTTCAGCGCGGGCGGTTGCGCGCTCGTGGCAAACGAGGACATAGCCGAGCGGTATTTTCCGCCGTCGCGACGTGATCGGGAGTTTCGCCGGTGCGACGCAAACCCGGTGCACCTCCTCAACATCCAGGCGTACGCGCTCGCGAACGCTTCCGCGCGGATTGTCGCTTGCTGGCGTTCGCTGGCGCGCCGTGCGGGTATCATTATCACCAAGTAACACGAAAGGAGCAAAACCAATGAACACCACAGACACCAATACGACCACGGGCCGCCCGGGCCTCACATTCAATCACCCCAACGCCAGAGGGACCGGCGGCGCGGTACAGTTCGCGCTTCGTCCGGCGCGGATGGCCGAGGGGCACAGGATCGAGGGCGGAATCCACGTATACCTTGCGCCGCAGCGCGGGGAGGGTTTCGACTGGGCGCACGCGCTGGAGTTCGACCTTCGCGCGGAGGATGTCGGGCGCGTCCTTGAGCGGCGCGCACGCCGGGCGGAGAGGCGGACGGCGAAACGCCGCGAGGCGAACGCCGGGCTTTTGCCGTGGCTTCGACGCGACGGGCGGAGCCATGTAGTATGGACAACCACGACGCACAGCAGGAGGGCGAATGCCAAGACCTGGACGGGGTATTGGTTATTCGAGGACGGCAAGCCGCGCTTTTATTGCGGCACGGGCGACGACTGGCGCGCAACCGCGCGCTTTGCCGCCGGTTATTCGGAAATTCTGGTTTGGGACAATCCAGCGGAGGAGGCGGGGAAATGAGCATATTGGACAATGTTTTATTCTGGCTGGTGCTGGCGATTGCGCCGGTGCTGGTGCTGATAAACATCCTAGCGGGATGACTGCCGAAACGCGGGCGGGTTCGTTCGTCCGCGTCGTCGTGCGCTGGCTACGCACGGCCTGAAGATGGCAAGCCGACAGAAGCAAGGCCGCGAGGCCGGAAAGGAACAAATGAAAAACAAACTTGAAAAACTGTTGTCCAACATGTGCTTGCACAAGGGCGGCGACTCGTCCAACTGGCGCGTATACGACTGCGGCGAAGTTGGCGGATGCTACGAGCTGGAGCAGTGGAGCGACGAGGGCGAGGACGTGATTATCACACTTCGCGGCGCGACGCTTGCCGAGCTTGCCGCCGATGCGCGGGAGGCATGGGAGAACTTCGACGCGGACGAACACGCGGTGCAAATCTATCTCGCCAAGCGCAACGGCGACGAGAACGCGCGACGGTTCTACGCCGCCGCGCCGGACTCCCTGCGCGAGCTTCTGGCAGACGCGCGGAACATCAAGGCCATGCACAGGTGGGTTTACAGGACCCTAACAAAGGCGGCGCGTGCCGCCTAACGAAAGGACAGGACAAAATGAGCAAACAGGAAGCAAGGAACACGGCTGCGGGCATGGTGCGCGATGCGCTTCAGCAGCTCGCCAACTGGGAGCGGGTGCAGGACTTGCGCCAGTTCGAGAACACGAAGGAGGAGGCCGCGCGCTTGCTCGACATGGCGGAGACGGCGCTCAACTACTTTGAGTGGCACTATGACTTCCCGCAGGAAGACGCAGAGTCGAAACTCGAGGCGGTGCGGAACGCCATAGACAACACGGGCAACAAGTGGAACATCGAAGTGCTGGACGCGATACGCGAAATCGTCTTCCCGCAGGAGGAAAGCGAGGTGACTGAATGAAACTGTGCACTAGACGCGAAATCCGGTGGCTTCGGCTGCGGTTCGCCCGCGACTGGCGCAAACTCGCCATCGTGCCGGTGACGACCGCGGCCTGGATCGCCGCCGTGTCGCTGGCGCTGCCGGCGGACGGCGACCTGACGGGCGTCGAGACGGCGTTCCTGGTGGCGTCGTTCGCTGCGGTGTTCCTTGGAAACCTCATAACGGCCAACTGGCCGAAGAAGAAAGCGGCGGAAGGCGAGGGGCGGCCATGATTGAAGAAACGCCAATGATACGGCAATACAAGCACTTAAAGTGCGAGGCTCCTCTTGGTAGCCTGTTGCTCTTCAGGCTGGGCGACTTCTTCGAGGCGTTCGGGGATGACGCCGTCCGCTTGTCGGCGGCCTTTGATGTTCCGTGCGGTCTTCGCGGCGGGGTGTCGATGGCGGGTTGCCTATGCGACTCGTTTTGGGAGTTGGCGCGCCGACTTACGGCGTCCGGCATTGTGTTTGTGATTGCGGAGGAAATGGAATCTCGCGCTGGTTCGCGTCTCCCGCGGCGCGAGATAGTGCGCACGGTAAAAGGAGGGCCGATAGAATGAGCAAAACAACCTACTACATCGTACAGGCGACCACGCGCCTCTTCGCCGCACGCGACAATCTCGGCGTGAGCCTAGCAATGGGCATGGAGAACGCGGCGCGGTTGACGCTGCCGGAGGCACGTCGCGCGCTGCGTGATGTCCGCCAGGACTACGGCGACAACGGCCCGCGGCGGTTCCCGCGGATCGTCAAGGCGACAATCGAAACGACAACCATAACGGAGGGTTAGCAATGAACATCACATCAAGCGTGAACGACTACCGGCTTTCGGAAACGCCGCGCGAGGTCACGATTGTTACCTACGTCGCCGCATCCGGCAGCATCTGGCCGAGCGTGTACATCGACTACAAGCGCGGCAAGGACGCTGTGGCGCAATTCCTACGCGAACGGCGCAGGCGAGGTGAGCGCTGGCGTACCGTCGAATGGCACGGCGCATGGGCGAACGACAAGGGCGACCGGCTAGACAGGGTGATTTGCGACGAGTCATCCGATAATCCCGGAGTTTACGAGTAACTAGACAACACCAATTAACGGCTGGACAAAAAACATAAAGCAACGAAAGGAACACACCATGAAAACCTACATCGTATCGACACACCTGGGCGACTTCGAGACTACGGCCTCATCGCCGGAGAAGGCCATCAGCAACATCCGTTTCCGCATCTTCGGACGGAGTCCGGCGGCTGCGCGGTTCGTGCAGGGCTGGACGGTTTGCGAAGCGTAATGACAACAACAACAACTTCGCGCGGTAGTGGGGGCTTGACCGCCGCCGTGCTTTATGGCAAAATCCACAACAACCGAAAGGACACCATGGACAACACACTTGTAAAACTCGGCTTCATCCTTCATTCGTCGCCTGCGTTCGACTTTTACCACGACGCAACGGGCCTGGTGCTGCCGAAAATGCCGGAGGGCAAAAACACCCTTGTGACTCCGTTTGTCGTGAAGGACGAGAACGGCATCGACCGCGCCGCCGCGCTTGTGCATCAAACGGGATTCGCGGAAACGCCGGAGGAAACGGCGAACGGCGACGAGGCATCAGGCCTGGGCGTGATCGTCGCAATGGATGTGCCCCTCGAACAAGGCCGGAATGCCATCGACGCATACCTCGACAAGACACTCCGCGGCAAGGAAGGCTGATATATGGGACGCAACGCCGAACACATGACACCCCGCGCGCTTGACCTTCTCGCCAAGGCCACGCCGGACAAGCCCCGCAAACCGAAAACGCCGCAGACTCTACGCATCCCTGGCATCGGCAAGTGCCGCATCACCGCCCGCAACGGTGAATGGCTGCGCCTCGCCGCGTCCGACGGTGAGCCGTTCGTGCGGCATATTTCGGAGATCAGGCAATGAGCTTGCTAGGCCTCTTCAGGAGTAAGCCGAAGCGCTGCCCGCACTGGAAGCGCGACCTGTCCGTCATCGGAGACCGGCACGAGGGGTGCCGGACCTGCAAGCGCCGCATCGGCAAATGGCCGTGCTCGCTGATCGCCGTGCGCGGCGTCCCGACGATACCCGACGTGCCGTATCCCGACGCGCCGTATCCCGACGCGCCGAAAATTTAGTACCACTGTTGCCGCAACATTTTTGCTATAATCTACTGCGGCAACAGAAATTACAATTTTAACAGGGAGACAGAAAATGCCGTATGTCAAAGGTGTGGGGTATGTCCGCAAGACCAAAAGCAAGGAAGAGTTGTCAGCCCTGCGATCCCAACTGGGAAAGCAAGGCGGCGCCAAGCGCAAGGCGATGGGCTATGCTGGAGTGGGCCGCAAAAAAGGCTGGACTAAGGATCCGGCGCTAAGGGCTATCCCGTCGAAGACGCTGACGGTGAGGGAGCCGGACTACAATGTGTTCGTCCGCCTGGCGAGCGTCCAGGGCGTCGCAATCGTCGAGTTCATGCACATCGTCGCGGAGAGCCTGCGCGGGAAGAACGCGGAGCTGTTCGCGCCGGACGCGCCGCGGGTCACGGTGTAGGCAAGCCGCTAGCCGTACCAGGGGGCGTCGTCGTAGCCGTCGCTGTGCGACCGAGACGACACCATTAGACAAAACGTCCACACGAGGTATGCCACAAATGCTACCCTAACACACCATTTTACGACAGGATAGACAGTTTTGTTTTCGGCGTCGTCGCTGTGAAGCCAGCCAAATGCGGCGATAAACAGCGCAAGCGCAATAAGTATCGTCGCCAGTTTCATGTGTTTTGTGGTTGTTTGGGGTGGTCGTAGGCGTCAATCAATCGCGCAGCTTCTGATAAGATTCCCCAGAGTTTTTCTGGCGAAATGGCCTCTGTTGAAATACGGTAGGGTTGAATGTCGGATTGGGTCACACCAAACGCAAGCTTGGAACGATGGCGAAACATCCGGGCGATTTCATCAGGTAAAACCAGCTTTGTCCTGTACGCCGCTATGAAACGAAGCAACATCCATAGTTGACTGTGTCTGTTGCGCAATCGCGAATTGTTTTTCAATCGCCTAATCACTGTGTCACCAGCGCGATTGATTAGCTCTTGTCTCGCTTCGGCGGACATAATGTTTTCGGGGTCACCATACATTCTCCATAGCTGCCTCACGACCAGAAAAAGTCCATCTTCGTTTTGTGTATGTCTCTTGCTGGGCTTGGTTGTTTCTGGCTCGACGCCGTAATTGCCATACCTGAAAGAGACTTCGACGCCTCCAAAATTGGACCCGTAGTCATCTAGCTCTTGGAGCGCCTTCTCGTAAGTGTCTGCTGAGATGATGCTGACGCCTGCTTTTTGGGAGTATGTATTAACCACCCTGATCGGCGGTGTATCACAGACCAGCCAGGCGTCCTGACACGACAGCACCGACGCGGCGGCGCTTATGGCCTGTATGGCGCGGACGATACCTACCGTGCTGTGATACGCAGATACGGCGATGCGCTTGTCGCCAGATTCCAGGACGAAGTCGCAGCCAGGAACAAAGCGGGTGTCTGTTCTTTCGATATGATCATAGGCCCATGTATACGTGGTGAGGCTGCGAACGGTGGCCTCACGTATGGCGCGCGCCTGGTTCTCGATCAGCGCTTTCAGCTGGCTATAGTGAAGTAATTGCACCTTGGCCTTATTGGCTAGTTCGTATGCGGACTTAGAAAAGCGTGTGTTGGAAACTACAGCGGCATCGTCGCAATCCCAGAATATTTTTCCCGCCACCACTTGTTGAACCGCATCATTGCCGACCAAGTTCTCTGAATAAAATTTACACTGTATGGCAATTTTCTTGTTGCCTACATAAGCGATCGCATCTACCCCCTGATCCCCACTTTCAGGTGTAAGTTTGCATTTGAAGCCGCACGACTCAACCATCGCCAACACGGCTTTCTCGAAGTCGATTCCGTTGTTTACGATGTAGATTTGCTGTTTCACATTGCGAATTATACCACTTCCCCGCCGCCCCTTGTAGGTGCTTGTAAAAAAAAATCAAAATTTTACAGGATTGTGCTTGCATAGTGTCGCGACACTATGATATTATATCCGCGCAACCCCCAAATAGGGGAAAGGAACCACATCATGCCAAGTCGAATGGGAAAACATAAAGAAGGAAAATCAAGTATCGGCTTGTATGTCGATGACGATTTTCGCGCCCTTCTCGCGTTTTTGGTGGATCAGACAGGTGAGACAGCTACTGATATCATCATGGATGGAGTACGGGCACGGGCCACGGCCTTGGGAATTATGCGCAACGACCAGATATTGCCCGAATACCTACCAGCAATAGCTGTCATCAAAGAGGCTTTTACAGCAAAGAGGGTAATGCGCCACGCGCAGAAGGGAGTCAAAAAGTGAAGTCAAAATACTCGGACAAGTTCAGAGCAGCCGCAAAGGCATCAAAACTTTCGCCCGCAAAATTCGCAATGAAAGTACGCGATCTTCTTTCGCCAACGAAGTGTCGCGACACTAAACGACTTTTTTCTGCTCGCACCATGCAGGCCATTTCTTGTCAAGCATAAGTGTCGCGACACTATAAGCTAACCTAGGTGATACCATGAAAGCCACTCCACCCAAGGACGAATACATCAACACCCCGGTCAGGCCGGAGGTCAAAGCTGCACTGCGCGAACGTGCCGCGGAGAACGGGCGCGCCATAGGGCGCGAGGCATCGCTGATCCTGACGAAGGCCGTAATGCGCGGCAAGACACAGGAGAACCAGCCATGAACAAACCGAAGGAACTGAAGCTCGTCGAACGTCAAAAGCCGGAGTCGTACTCCGAAACGCTCGCGGTGCGCGTGAAGCCGTCCGAGAAGGCGGTGGTCCGCGAGTACGCCGAGAAGCACGGCGCCACCCTCGATACGGTTATGCGCTCCGCGCTCGTCGCCGCGGGCATACTTGCAGCATAGGGGTGCTCCACAGCTCAACCATGACGCACTACCTCCCAAGAGAGTTCGTGAACGAGAGATTGAGACTCACCGTCCCGACCTCGTACCGCATACTCGGCGACGCACGCCACTACGGCGCGCGCATCTCGTCCGACTGGGTGGTGGAGTTGCTGAACCGCGCGCGCCGCGGGTACGCCGCCGGAGACGCACTGCGGGGCATCCCTTCTGACCTTCTGACCGGCGAGGAGCTGGCCTCGGAGATGGCGGAGAGCCACATCACGGCGCACGATCTCCTCAACTGGTCCAGCCGGAAGAAGAACATCGTGCCGCACTTCCGCCTCACGTCGCACACGCGCCTCTACCGGCGCGAGGACGTCGAGCGTTGGCTGGAGACGCGCTGCGTATCAAGGAGGACCGCATGACACCGGAACTTGAACGTCGCGCAATCTCGTTCATTCGCACGATTGCGAACCGCTGCGAGCGCTGCCTGCGCAGGACGCCGGAGAACTGCCGCAACTGCCCTTCGGCGTGGGCGAACGAGATCATGGCCGACTACGAGAACGACGGTCGGCCGCCCGCCGTGGACTACACGCTTGCGGCCCGTGAACTGCGGATCCTCGAGGCGCTGCGAACCTCGGGACGTCCGCTCTCGGCGACGGAGATCGACCTGTCGGACATTTGCTCGCGGGCGCTCAAGCACTGGACCCTTTGCAGAATGGTGCGGACGGGGCGCCTGGTCCGCCAGAAGATCAGCGACCATGAGGGCCGCAAGGGCAGGTATCTCTATTTTATCCCAAACAACAAAAACAAAGGAACCACAAAATGAAAATCGTCTCTCTTGAGATGGCGAACGTGAAGCGCATAAAGGCGCTGCGGCTTGAGCCCACCGAAAACGGGCTCACGATAATCGGAGGGAAGAACGGGCAGGGGAAGACGTCCGTTCTCGACGCGATAGCCTATGCGCTAGGCGGCGAGAACTACGCGCCAAGCTCGCTGAAGCGCGACGGCGCAGTGGGCGACACGTTCATCCACATCGAGACAGACGACGGCCTCGTCATAGAACGCAAGGGGAAGAACGCCAACCTCACCGTAACCGACTCAACCGGCAAGCGTGAGGGCCAGAGGCTCCTCAATTCCCTGCTGTCCAAGCTTGCAATCGACCTTCCGAAGTTCCTCAACGCCAACGACAAGGAAAAGGCCGACATTCTACTGCAGATACTCGGCATCGGAGACCAGCTCGCCGCCATCGACCGCGACATAAAGGCGAAGTACGACCAGCGGCGCGCCGTAGGGCAGCTTGCCGACCAGAAGGAGAAGGCCGCCGCAGATATGCCCTGGCACGAGGACGCGCCAAAGGAGAAGGTGTCTGTGAAGGAACTCATAGACAAGCAGCAGGAGATACTGGCTCGAAACGGAATCAAAGAAGAGCACCGTCGGAAGTACGAATCCAACAAGGCGGAACTATTGCGCGTCAGCGGAGAAATCGACCGTCTGCGTCAGCGTCAGAAAGAATTGTCGGAAGAGGTGCGTTCGGCTGAATCCGAGGATTTCACGCTTGAATCCACAACTGAACTTGAAAAGCAGATCGCCAACTTCGAGGAGACGAACCGCAGGGTCGCGGAGAACGAGGACCGCACTCGCCGGATGGAGGAGGCGTCCGCCATGCGAGAACAGTACGACTCGCTTACCGCGGAGATCGAGGATGCCCGTGCAAAGCGCCTCGCCCTTCTCGACGGAGCGGATTTGCCCCTTCCCGGATTGTCAGTCGAAGACGGAGTGCTGATGCTGAACGGCAAGGCGTGGGACTGCCTCTCGGGGTCCCAGCAACTGATCGTCGGGGCCTCTATTGCCTCCAGGCTCAACCCCAACTGCAAGTTCGTCCTCATCGACAAGCTTGAACAGCTCGACCTCGACAGCCTCGGGGACTTCGACTCCTGGCTGAAGGAGCAAGGGCTCCAGTGCATCGGCACGCGCGTTTCCACGGGTGGCGAATGCTCGATCGTGATAGAGGACGGCGAGGCTGAGGTACCGGACGGCACCGTCATTGTGCCCAAGACCAAGGCAGACCCCGCCCCGCTGGGCGACCTGGACGATTTGTAGTCCAAAATTCCCGAAGTTGCGGGTAGCGGCTAAATGGTATGCCGGGGAGCATTTTTTTCTAAAACCTCAACTAAAGGAAAACCAACATGAAGATCATCAAGGGTAAGACAAAGCCCAAGGGCCTGCGCATCGTCGTGTACGGCCCACACGGGCTGGGCAAGACAACTCTTGCCAGCAAACTGCCGGATGCGCTGTTCTTCGACTACGAAAACGGGACGCACGGCATAGATGTGGCGAAAGTTGACGAATCGGACCTTCCCCGCTCGTATGCGGCGGTAAGGGGTGCGCTCGACGAACTGAAGCGCAACCCGCAGGGGTTCAAGAACCTCGTGATCGACTCCGCCGACAAGCTCGAGGAGGCTCTGGACAAGACCTTCTCCGCGGAAAAGGGAATCGAAAGCGTGTTTGCGGTCAACGACTACGGGCGCACGATCGCAGGTCACAAGCAGCAGATGGCCGCAATAATCGACAAGGCCGCAGATCTTGCGAATGCAGGAGTGAATGTCATCTGGATAGCCCATGAGACGCCGCGCAAGGTGGAGGTCCTTGAAGGACAGGGGGCATACGACCACCACGAAATGAAGCTCTCCAAGACGGTCACGCCGCTCTTCATGGAATCGGCTGACGTCGTGATCTTCTGTTCCTACAAGACATTCATGGTTGCCGCCAACAAGCAAGCCGGCGAGACAAAAGGACATGTCGAAGGAGGAAAGCGCTGGTGCTGGACGACTCCGCACAACGAATGGGACGCCAAGCACCGCGCCTGCATCGAGCTTCCCGACGACTGTTCCCTTGACAAAATGGCGGAACTGCTGCCAAAGGCCCTGGCTGCCGCCACTTCTAGGAGCGAAAGCGTGGCTGTTGTTGAGGCGAAACAAGCAACTGTTTCTGCACCCGCCCCCACCCCTAAGGCGGAAGACTCGCATTCTTCCGACAAGCCGGCGCTGGCGGAGCTCAGGCGGCTCCTCGGCAACTACGGCGTGTCGGAGGACCAGATACGCACCTTCGCGGACGCGCAGCCGAAGCTCAAGGGGCGCTACGGGACGGACTTCTCCTTTGCAACCGCAAGGATGGCAGACTGGCCCGACGAGGCGCTGCAGTGGCTTTCGCGGAACATGGAAAAGATCGCAGCAAAAATCAAGGACAACTAACAAAGGAACAAGGCAATGTCACTCACATCGGAATCAACGCTGACGGCAGATAAAGAGAATCGCCGGAAAAGAGCTATTCAAGCAGCTATCCGCCGGCAATATAAAGCCGGAGATCAAAGAACAGATAAACCACTTCGAAACGGCGTTCGTCGTTTTGAAGCCAGGTACAGACGAGGTCATCTGCTACTGCAATACGCAAAAGGATGCAGACATGGTGGCCCTGTCGATAAAAATGTCGAATGACATGGCGATAGGGTTCTTGGTTGACAAAATCGTAAGCTGAAAAGGAGTAAGAACATGGCAAACGAAAACGGTGCAATCGGCTGGGACGACGACGTCTCCGAATCTGAAGTCAAGGGCGGCGGCAAACGCGAAGATTTCGTGGTTCTGCCGGACGGCGAATATCCCTTCGCCGTCGCGAAGGTAGAGCGCGGAACGTTCGCGGGATCGAAGAAGGTCCCGCCCTGCAACAAGGTGGATGTAGGGGTTATCATCGACGGCGGCGACAAGGGTCGCTCCTACGTCACCAAGATGTTCCTCATGCACACAACGACGCTTGGGTTCATCTACGAGTTCCTGACCTCGCTGGGGCTGCACAAGAAAGGCGAGGGGGCGGGCCCTATCCCCTGGGGCAAGGTCCAGAACGGCATGGAGGGCCGCTGCAAGGTCTCCTCCAGGACGTACACCACGCGCGACGGCGAGAGCCGCACGTCGAACGAGGTGAAGAAATGGCTCGCGCCGGCTGCTGCATCGGAACAGTCGGGATTGTCCGACGATCTGGACGACCTGAAATGACACTGCGTCCGTATCAGAAAAAGGCCGTCGAGGCAGTGGAGGCGGAGTTCGGCAAACCGGACATCCGCTCCACCCTCATTGTCCTCGCGACGGGGTGCCACGCCATTGGCGAGAAAGTGCTTCTCGCCAATGGCGACTCGGCAAGCGTAGAGAACGTCCATGCCGGAGATTTTTTGCTCGGCATGGACGGAACGCCGCGTCGCGTACTTGCCGTCCATCATGGCCATAAGCCATGCTATGAAATATCGCCAATCAAAGGCAAGCAGTTTGTCGTCACGGAAGACCACATGCTTTCGCTCGTGAAAACATCCATACGCCGAAACGGATTTCCGTCGCAGATTGGCGGCGATGTCGTTGACCTTACGGTAAAAGAATATATCGGCAAATCAAAAACGTACAAGCATCAGCACAAGCTCTTTCGTGCGCCGATGATTGCATTCCCCGTGAAGGAGACACCCCTGCCGATACCCCCGTACATTGTCGGCGTCATGCTTGGGGACGGCGGACTAAAGTACAGCATAAACGTTACCACAGCAGAGCCGGAAGTGCTCGAGGCGTTGAGTTCGTATGCAAGATCGCTTGGCTATACGCTACGACCTGAACCTGCCGGTCTTGCAAATACGTGGATATTTCAGACTGGCGAAATCGGCTGCAACGGATCGCGTTTGCGCGGGATGCTCGCTCGTTTGGGGCTTTGGGGTTGCGGTAGCGGAGAAAAGCGCATACCGCGACAGTATCTGACGTCTTCAATCAAGGACAGGCTAGAGCTGCTTGCCGGTCTCATTGACACAGACGGCTCAAAATCAAGCAATGGAAGTTGTGACTACATAACAAAGTCGCCGCGTCTGGCAGACGACATTTGTTTCGTGTGTAGATCGCTTGGTCTTGCGGCATACTCAAGCGTCTGCAAAAAATCAATTAAAAGCATTGGGTTCGTTGGTACGTATTACCGGATATCGGTTAGCGGAGACTTGTCTGTGATTCCAACGCGAGTGCCTCGCCGCAAGTTTGACGTTAGGCGTCAGAAGAAATCAGTTTTGCGTACAGGTTTTTCAATACGGCCAGTCGGCGTGAAAGAATACTTCGGCTTTACAGTTGACGGCGACAACCGCTATTTGCTTGACGATTTCACCGTCACGCACAACTGCGGGAAGACCATCATCTTCTCGCACCTCGCCCAGCGCGAAGTGATGCGGGGCGGACGTGTCCTTATCCTCGCACACCGCGGCGAACTCCTCCAGCAGGCAATCGACAAGCTCTACAAGGCCACTGGGATAGAAGCCGGGCTTGAGAAGGCCGAGGAGACGAGCGAAGTCTCAAGCTTCGATCTGCCGTATACGGTGGTCGTCGGATCCGTCCAGTCGATGAAATCGCAGAGACGGCTTGACCGATTCCGCAGCGACGAGTTTTCGCTTATCGTGATCGACGAGTGCCACCATGCGCTTACCAGCACTTATCGTGCTGTTATAGACCATTTTCCCCATGCGCGCCTCCTCGGCGTCACCGCCACACCGGACCGCGGCGACCTGCGCGACCTCTCCGAGGTGTTCCAGACGATTTCCTACGAGTATTCGATAGTGGACGCCATCCGCGACGGCTACCTGTGCCCGATACAGGCGCAGACAGTGCCTCTAAGGATTGACCTCACCCAGGTCTCCAAGCAGGGCGGCGACTACCAGGCCTCATCCCTCGGCAATGCGCTCGACCCGTATCTGAGGCAGATTTGCCGCGAAATAAAGGAACGCTGCCATGACAGAAAGACGATTGTTTTTACTCCTCTTATCGCGACCTCGCGAAAGATGTTGCAGATTTTTGTGGAAGAGGGCGTACAGGAAGTGCGCGAAGTTAACGGAGAAAGTACAGACCGAGCCGATATCCTTGACTGGTTCTCTCAGGCTCCGGCAGGCTGCGTACTTCTCAATTCTATGCTTCTCACGGAAGGATATGACGAGCCGTCTGTTGATTGCATTGTTGTTCTTCGGGCAACGAAGGTTCGCGCCCTATTTGTCCAGATGGTTGGGCGTGGAACCCGCCTCTCGCCTTCCACCGGAAAGCAGAATCTGCTTCTTCTCGATTTTCTGTGGCTTACATCGACGCACGACCTGTGCCGTCCTGCTTGTCTCCTGTCTGACGATCCAGAGGTGTGCGAGACGATAACAAAGAAGCAGGAAAGCAAGGACGGCCAGGCGGCGCTCGACCTGACGGCGGAAACTCTGGAATCGGCGGAATCCGAGACCGTGAAGAAACGGGAGGACGCGCTGGCGAAGAAGCTCCGCGAACAGGCACACAAAAAGGGGAAGCTGATAGACCCGCTTGCCTATGCCTCGATGATCGGCTCCGAAGACCTCACGAAGGCTATTCCGGCATCACTCGACCAGTCGAACCGCCCCACGATGGAACAGCTGGACCGGCTTGAACGCCTCGGGTTTGCCTGCCCCGGCTCCGCATCCGCCGCCGATGCGTTATTGACAGCCTATCAACAGCGTGTTGACAGCGGGCTTTCCACCCCGCGCCAGATCAAGTTTCTGTCGTCGCGCGGCTTCCGCAACGTGGAGACGTGGCCCATGCAGGCCGCGCAGAAGCTCATCAACCGCTTTGCGGCCTGCGGGTGGAACCGCATTCCCGCCGGAATCAATCCGGAGACCTACACGCCATGAGCGAATACAGCGACTACGGCATGATCGAGCAGAAGCTCCGCGAAGGCATGTATGTCGGCAACAGGCACAAGTGCCGCCGCGACGTAGGCCGCATCGCCGGCGGGTGCCTGGCGTCTGGCCGCATTTCCGAAGAGGAGTCCGTCGCGCTGCGCAAACTTGCCTTGTCGTTGTCGTCCGACGGCGAGCGCCTGGGTGCCCGCGAATGGGACGAGGCTGTAGCCTATGGATGCCGACAGCCTCTTGAGAAGAGCGCCCCAGTGCCTACTGGCACATCGCATGCCGTCGGCTGGGACGAAGTTGTAAATCCCGACGACTACAGGATAGTGGACCGCAACTGGCTGGAGCACGAGACCGTGGCGGCCCCGTCCGAATGGAATCCGTGTCGTGAGCTGTCCGAGTACCTTTCGGCGCTGTTCAGGCCGGAGGAACATGTCGCGTACCTTACGAATCCGCCGAACATCGGCGGCGAATACCGCTGCGTCGGAGGCGTGTGGTCCAAGACGGTTGCCGAGATACAGAAATCCCTCGCCAAGGGGACGGACGACGGTTTTGCCGAGGCTGTCGGCACGCCGAACCCCGAATCCGGCGCGTGGATTGTAGTCAATCCCGTTGACGGCCAAGGCCGCAAGGACGCAAACATCGTCGCATTCCGTCATGCGCTCATCGAATGCGACACCATTCCCGTCAACGAGCAGGTTGCGATCTACAGGAAGCTTGAGCTGCCGTGTTCGGTCATCGTGCACTCCGGCGGCAAATCCGCACATGCGATCGTGCGCATCGACGCCGCCGACATTTCCGAATACCGCAAGCGGGTGGACTTCCTGTTCACGGTCTGCGAACAGAACGGGCTGGCGTTCGACAAGCAGAACCGCAATCCGTCACGTTTTACGCGTATGCCGGGCTTTATCCGCGGCGAAGGCAAGCAATACATAATCTCCCGCGCCTGCGGCAAGAAGTCGTGGGAGGAATGGGAGTCGTGGATAAAGGAGCAGAACGACAGCCTCCCAGACTTCGAGACGCTTACGGAAGCCGAGATCGAGAATCCGCCTGCCCCGTTGCCGGAGCTGGTGGAGGGCATTCTCTCGATCTCATCCAAGATGATAATAGCCGGTCCGTCGAAAGCCGGCAAGTCGTTCCTGCTCATCGAACTGGCGATCGCCATCGCGGAAGGAGGTCTTTGGGTCGGGCGCCGCTGCCGGCAAGGTCGCGTCCTCTATGTCAACCTGGAGCTGCACAAGGATTCGTGCACACGCCGCTTCTCGGCAGTCTACAAGGCCCTTTTCCCGACAGGGCGCCACGTCTCGTTCATCGACAGGTGGAACCTCCGCGGGTGCGCGGAGCCGATGGATACGCTCGCCCCAAAGCTCATCAGGCGCGCAAAGGACCGCGGCTACGCGCTGATAATCGTAGACCCGATATACAAGGTGCTTACCGGCGACGAGAACAATGCGCGCGACATGGCCGAGTTCATGCGCTACTTCGACCGCATCGCCTACGAATGCGGCTGCGCCGTCGCGTTCTGCCACCATCACTCCAAGGGGTTCCAGGGCGACAAGAACTCGCTCGACCGCGCCTCCGGATCCGGCGTTTTCGTGCGCGACACGGATGCGCTCATCGACATGACTCAGCTCGACGCGGAGAACGCGCGCGCGCAGCTCCAGAACCGCTACGAGTGCGAGGCGATGCTGGAGGTCGCCCGGCGCGTGGCGATAGACACGTCGTGGGAGCAGGGCGTGTCGGCCGACGACAAGCTCGTCGCAAATCGGCTGGCTGGGATTCTTCCTGCTTTCTTCTCCGCCGAGGACATGTCGGACATCCTGGCCGCACGAGACGCCGCGGCAAAAAGGTGCGAGTCGATTACGGCGTGGCGGCTGTCGTACACGCTCCGCGACTTTGCGACGCCAAAGCCACTCGGCACCTGGTTCCTCCACCCATATCACATGCTGGACGAGGAGGACCTGCTCACGGATGCAACGCCACAGGGCGCCCCCGTCCCCAAGTGGCAGGCCGCCAAGAACGCAAAAAAGGCCGCCTCCGAGAAGCCAGACAAGGCGCGGACCATGGTGAACCTTGTCAAGTTCGACCCCAAGAGGAGCTGGACTACATCCGAACTGGCGTCGCAGCTGGGGGTGTCGCAACGTCGCATACAGCAGTATTGCAAAACCCTCGGCTGGACGATCGAGAAAGGCACTGTCGTGCCAAAGGAGGAAAACGACGATGAATGCCCCCCGTTTTAACAAGTGCATATCCATGAGGCTGGAGCCGGACATACCCCGGCTCACGCATCAGAACGGCGTCAAGGTTGTTGTGCAGAACGGCAGGCCGCGCGTATACAAGACCCCCGCCCTTCGCGACCTTGAGGCAAAATACTGCACCCTTCTCAAGCCCCATGCGCCGCCTTCGCCGCTCGACGGGCCGATATGCCTCCGCGTCGCATACTATTTCCGCAGCTCCGCGGCTTGCACAACGTGGAAGACAACAAAGCCCGACACGGACAATCTCCTCAAGACACTCAAGGACTGCCTGACGCACTGCGGCTTCTGGAAGGACGACGCCCAGGTTTGCAGCGAAAGCGTAGTGAAGTTCTTGTCCGGCGAGGACTGGCACGGAATAGTCGTGAACATTCAACAGCTGGACGGAACGCCATGATCCCCAAAGAAATGCAATCCTGCCACAACTGCATCCACTACGAGGACGATCCGCAGCCGAAGCCGTACTCTAGTGACTGTAAGACCCGTCACGCTGCATGGTATCCCCAGCGCGGCTATGGGCCGTGCCCACACTACAGCGAAATACCGCTTACCGACGAAATCTGAAAGGAGCCCCGACATGGCAGAGACATTGGCACACCTGTGTTTCGAATGCCCGACCCGCGACGAGTGCCGCAGGGCGTTCGGGAGATACTACCTGGACAAGTCGCGCAACGGCCGCGGCTGCAACCATCCCTACCCGCCGCCCAAGAAGGAGGACAAGTAACATGGCAGATACGATCATAAAGTTCGTGTTCGCCGGCGCGCTGTGTGTCAGCGTCGTGGTCGTGATGATAGTCGCGGTCTGCGAACTCATAGACTTCACACGCAAGGTCGAGGACCCTATCGGGAGCCTCGCAGATGAAGAGCAGGAGAAGGAGGACGGCAATGACAACTGAAGGCATGGTGTCCGAAATGTGCGAGTACGCCGACGGGATCGCAAACCCGATGATAAGCGACCGCATCAAAGAATACGGCGACCTCATCCTCGCCGCCGTTGAAGCAGAGCGAAAGGAATGGCAGAAGGAGCGGCTGACTTGGGAGCGGCGCGTGAAGATGGCCGCGAGTGTGGCTAAGGCAAAAGGCGGCAAAGTTGTGGAGGCGGGGAAATGAGGACCTTGAACACAGTAGACCTTTTCTGCGGCGCAGGCGGCGCATCCACAGGCATGGAGGACGCCTTGCACCGCATGAAACTGCACCACAAGGGGCTTGCAATAAATCATTGGGCCGTGGCCGTGGACACAATGCGCGCAAACCACCCCGACATTGACACCAAGCGCATGAGCATTGAAGAAGCGGTGCCGGCCGACCTCGTTCCGGGCGGCGAGGTTGACTTGCTCTGGGCGTCCCCGTCCTGCACACACCATAGCCGCGCCAAAGGCGGCAAGCCGCGCAGCAACCAACTGCGCGCACAGCCGGAGCTTGTGCTGACATGGCTCGATCAGCTTTTTGTGCGCCGTATCATCATTGAGAACGTCCCCGAATTTGTGGATTGGGGGCCACTCTCGAAGGACGGCAAGCCGATTGAGAAATTAAAAGGGTCATGCTTTAGGGCTTGGGTCGCGGCTATCGAGGCGCGCAATTACGCCGTTGAATGGCGCGTAGTGAATTGCGCCGACTACGGCGACGCAACGAGCCGCCGCCGATTTTTCCTTAAGGCCGTCCGGCGCGGGTGCGGAAGGATATGCTGGCCGGAGCCTACTCACGCCGAGAACCCGCAGCCGGATTTATTCCGCAAGCTGAAGCCGTGGCGCGGCGTCCGCGAGTGCCTTGACCTATCCGACACGGGCCGGAGTATTTTCAACCGCAAGAAGCCATTGGCAAAGAATACCCTCCGCCGAATTGCTGTCGGCTTGCGTAAGTTTTGCGGGCTTGATTTTCAGATGGATATGCTGGGTGCGGGCGAGAACGACGAAACGCGGGTATTGCCGACGACCGCGCCGTTGCGGACACAGCACACGGCGAACCGCACGGCCATCGTGCGCCAGTTTGTGGTGCGCATGAACAGGAACTGCGACGCCGAGAGCGTGGACGCGCCGCTTTCCACTACGACGACGAAGGAACACCACGCCTTGTGTTCGCCGCTCATTCTGGATCACTTCAAGAACGGCGAGGCACAGAGCGTGGACGCGCCTATTGGAACGCAGACGACGCACGACCGTTTCAGCATGGTTACGCCGTATCTCATAACAGAGCAGACGAACAACGCGCCGCGAGGGATCGACAAGCCGCTCCGGACGCAGACGATGGTGTGCAAAGACTACCTCTGCACTCCGCTAATTTTGGGGCAACAGGGTGGCGCGGCTTGCCGACCGATTGACGAGCCATGCCCGACGATTGCGACTGGCGGCGCGGTGCGGATGATTACGCCGCTTGTTTTGGGGCGCGACGCTTGCGCACAATGCCGCCCGGTGACGAAGCCCATGCCGACCCTTACTTGCGGCGGCGCGATGCGCGTAATCACGCCGCTGATCCTTGACATGAGCCGACCAGGAGGAGCCGATGGCGGACACATCCGCACGGCGGACAAACCGATTCAGACCTTGACGACGTGTGACAACGTGCAGGGCGTTTTCCCCGTGTTGGAAGACGGGCGCGTGATCGACATCCGCATCCGTATGCTGAAGCCGTCCGAACTTGCGGCGGCGCACAGCTTCCCGAAGGACTACGTGCTTACGGGCAACCGTGGTGAACAGGTGAAGCAGATCGGGAACAGCGTACCAGTTATGACAGCCGCCGCCATGTGCGAGGCAGACTTTCGGGAGATGGCATCATGACGCCCGGCGATATCCCCTGCAACGCGCCATGCTCGTGGCGGTGGTGCCTCTTCTGGAGCGACGGGCACTGCACGGATAACGAGACGTGCGAGAAGCAGACGCAGACGGATTTGGGCGAACCCGATGAACGGGACTACGGAGAGGCGGACGATGAATAGAAGCTACAACATGAACATTGACACGGGCGAAAAGACTTGGCTCACGCCGCGCTACATCATCGACGCACTCGGGCCGTTCGACCTCGACCCGTGTTGTCCGCCCAAAATGCCGTGGCGGACTGCGGCGGAGATGGTATGCCGCCCCGCCGACGGGCTCGCCGTGGACTGGCGCGGGACTTTGGCCCGTCTGCGCGAAAGCGGGCTTGTAGGGGCTTTGGTGCGGCTTAGAAGCGGCACAGACACAGACAACAACAGTGAAACGGAGGACAACCAATGAGCAAAAAATACGAGTTCACAGGCGAGACGAAGGAGTGGTGTGGATGCACCCTGCACCGTATTCGCGCCGTCGTCTCGTTCGCCTATATCAAAGAGGGCGAGATGGGCGGATGGATCGAGACAGAAAGCAACCTATCCCATGACGGTAACGCGTGGGTCTCCGGCGACGCGAGTGTCTCCGGCAACGCGGAGGTCTCCGGCAACGCGAGGGTCTACGGCAACGCGTGGGTCTACGGCAACGCGGAGGTCTACGGCAACGCGTGGGTCTCCGGCGACGCGAGTGTCTCCGGCAACGCGGAGGTCTCCGGCAACGCGAGGGTCTCCGGCAACGTGAGAGTCTACGGCAACGCGGAGGTCTACGGCAACGCGGAGGTCTACGGCAACGCGTGGGTCTACGGCAACGCGAGGGTCTCCGGCAACGCGAGAGTCTCCGGCAACGCGAGAGTCTACGGCAACGCGGAGGTCTCCGGCGACGCGAGTGTCTCCGGCAACGCGGACTATGTTGTCTTTAAGAACTGCTGGTCGTCGATGCGGTGGTTTACCTATACGCGCTCCAACAAAAAGTGGAAAGTTGGGTGCTTCTACGGCACGGGCGAAGAGCTGATAAAGAAGGCGTACGCCGATTCCGAAAAGAGCGGCAAATGCTATGAGGCGATAGTCCGCGCGATGGAAACTATCGAGGCGGCGATAACCAAGGAGGACTAACAATGGCTGAAACACAAGAGACAATCGCGGACATCATCGCGGAGATGCATAGATTCGCAAAGCAACATGAGTATGACCATCCTGACATGGATACAAATGCTTGTGGCATAGAAGATTACGCCGACCGCCTGGAGGCGGCGTACGAGCGCGAGAAGGCCGCGATAGAGGCTGACGCGCTCGCTGTCGGCGGAGTCGTAGAGGCGGCGCACAGGCGCGAGCTTGCGGAGCGCGGCGACGCGGCGAAACTGCGCGAGGCGCTGCTGTCAATTAAAGAGCTTAACTTCGAGCACGAGGAGGACTGGTATGACTTTTATCGAATAATTGAGACCGCCCTTGCCGCGCCGCCGCGCAACTGCGAGTCTTTGGACGCGCCGAAAGATTGCAACGATAAAGCCATTCACGTATCAGACAGAGTCCACATGCTCAATACTGATTCTAGCGGCGACCACGAGTGGGATGACGAGGTTTGCTCGCTTGAGTTTGTGGGCGAAGGCGGTGGTGACACGTGGCTCGTTCATGGGCGCGAAGGAGCGGCGTGGGCGTGCGAGTGCGAGGTATTGAAGCAGGAAGGAGCCACCGATGCAGACTGAAATCGAGAGCGCGAGGGACGCGCTAGAGAAGTGCTACGAAATCGCCCTACAGTGGGAGGCCGACGAGCTGGCTGGCGTCGCCGGAACGACCGACAAGCCCGAGGCGCTGAGCGCAAGCGAGGCGTTGCTGGAGGTAGAGCGGCTGTGTAAAAGCGCGCTTGCCTTGCCCCGCCTCAACTGCGAGGTGGGGACGGCGGAGGAGCAGGCTGTGCGGTTTGGAAAGTTGTGCGACAAATACTACAACGAAGAGGAGTCGTGCAACAAGGAATGTCCGCTTGCGTCGCTTTCCATGATACCCGGATTCCCTCGATGCCACGCATACTGGGCGCAGATGCCCTATGAGGAAAAGGAAGGAGGAGAGGAATGAATAGTTGTGTCAATATCGGCGGAAACGCCGTCAGTATTATGGGCCGCGAAAGCATAAACAAGCAATGCTACGAGTGTGCCAACTGCAAAGAGCCGACTACGGGCTGGGACGGAAGCAAATTCCGATGCGCATTTCTCGGCAAAGACTTCGGCACATGGCACTATGATGTTCCAAATGAATGCCCATGCAAAGGAAAGGGATGGAAGCCCGAGAAGAAGGAAGAAAGGAGGCGAGAAATGAGCGAAGAGGTCATCGTGACGGGCGAGTTCGTCAAGAACGCGAAGCACCTATACCGCACGGCACTCCGCTTTGCAAAGGCGCAATACAACTGCTCTTGGGGGGCGACGATGGAGGAATGCGAAAAAATCGCAAGGAACCTCCGCCTGCTCCGCAAAGCGTTGACGCGCTTCAACCACGGCGTTGACCCGCTGACGGAAGGAGGCGCGAAGTGAATGACCCGACAATAGACATTTGCGACAACACCTACACGCGCAACACGACAACCGACATAGACAAGCGCCGAGAGTTCGGGCGGCTTGAGGGCCATACATCGAATACCGTAGGCCATCACTATTTGCGCTTAACGATGTCCGAGCCGCGAACACGCACAGAATGGCGGTGGGGAGAGATTGCCAGGACAATAGGAGCGGACAAGGCAATCACTACCCGCGTCGGCATCCGCCTTCACGCAGGCCAGGTCAAGCAGTTGCGCGACTTCCTCAACAAGTGGCTGCAGTGCCACTATAAGGAAGGAGCCACAAAGTGAACCCCGACATCGAATACGACTGGGCGGCGCACGACGCCCGCATACGCGAGCACTACGCACACGCGAGGGAGAAGCACCCGTACTTCTGCGATATTATCGGAGACGACGGCTCGTCGTTTGACTTTGCGGGATGGCGACTTGGAGACTGCCGCAGGCGTCTGGTCCACGCAATAGAGGCAAACGTTGTTAGATGGGACGAGTTGCTGGATTGCGAGAAGTACGAAGCGATGGTGGAGATTCAGAACGGCCACGCCGCCGCCGCCGTGGAAGAGCTCTACGACTGCGTTGCGGTCCTCCTCCGCACAATCGATGTGCTGGAGGGCAGGCAGAAACTCGGGAAACCAGGAAACGAAAAGGGTAGAGAAATGGAAAAGGGTAGAGAAATGAAACCAATACTTGATGCCTGCTGTGGCGGGCGAATGATGTACTTCGACAAGCACGATCCCCGTGTGGTTGGGCAAGACATCCGCGTTGTTCCACGCCATAAGGTCGAAAGCAACGGCTCTTATTTTGAGGTATCCCCAGACGTTGTTGGCGACTTTCGCAAGATGGATTTCCCCGACAACTCCTTTTCGATGGTGATATTTGATCCACCGCACCTCAAGTGCGGCGAGACGTCGTTCATGTTCCACAAATACGGTTCGCTTGGCGCAACTTGGGAAGACGATCTCAAGAGGGGCTTCGCAGAGTGTTTTAGAGTGCTTAAGCCAAACGGCACACTCGTATTCAAGTGGTGTGACAGCTTTCGTTCTCTTGATATGGTCCTCGAATTGTCTCCGGAGAGGCCGGTAATCTCTCACAAGACCATTTCTCGCTCCGGCTCCAAGTACACTTATTTTGTCATATTCATCAAATCGCCACAAGCCGAAACGAAAGGAGAAGCGAAATGATACTACGACTGATTGTAGCGTTCACGCGCTGGGCATGGGGCATCAGCCCCGCGTTCGTTACGGCGGATTCGGAAACGTGGTACATAGCCATGTATTTCGGCGCGCTCGTTGACGTTGCCGTTGTCACTATACTGATTGTCGTACTCGTAAATTGGATGCAGGAAAGGAGGTAGCATGAGGATTTATATTTCTGGTTGTATGACGGACCATCCCGACATCAACTGCCCCGCGTTCAGCGCGGAGGAGTTCGTGCCGACGCCGCATCCGAAGCCGAGGTTCCAGCAGGAGGAGCTGTTCAAATGAGTACACTATTCCTTGGCGATTGCCTCGACGTGATGCACCATCTCGCCGACAACTCAATCGACTCCATCGTTACCGACCCACCGTATGGCCTCGGTTTTATGGGCAAGGACTGGGATCACGGCGTCCCAGGTGTTGCCTTCTGGCAGGAGGCCCTGCGCGTCGCAAAGCCCGGGGCGCACCTACTCGCGTTCGGCGGGACGCGCACATACCACCGCCTCGCCTGCGCCATAGAGGACGCGGGGTGGGAGATACGCGACTGTATCATGTGGGTATACGGAAGCGGCTTCCCGAAGTCTATGGACGTCGCAAAAGCCATCGACAAGATGCGTGGCAACAGCCAAAGATTCCAGCGCATGTATGCAGAGGCAGTTCGCGAATCAGGGCTAAATCACGCAGACATCGACCGTAGGCTCGGGATAAAATCATCGTCATGCTATTGGGTTAGGGAAGATGACCGCAAGAGTTTCCCGACGAAAGAAAACTGGGAAAATCTTAAGACCTTTCTTCCGCTCCCTGATAATGCCGATGAAATTTACGAAGAAGCCGCGCGAAAAGACAGGGAGGTTTCCGATGTGGGGGCAAACAGGGTGTTCCAACCTTCTCAAACGGTAATCAACCCCGGCACGCCCGCCACTCACGAAGCCGCCGCGTGGAACGGCTGGGGCACTTGCCTTAAGCCCGCACTAGAGCCCATCGTCGTCGCCCGCAAGCCCCTCGAAGGGACCGTCGCCGCCAACGTCCTCAAATACGGCACGGGCACAATCAACATCGACGCCTGCAGGGTGCCGACGGAAGAGACTTGGACACATGGAGCAACACCAACAAAGCCGCGTGGAGAGTTCGACGGAAACTGGAAGCGCATTGAACAGTCCTCCAACGGTAAGGGCCGCTTCCCCGCGAACCTCGTCCACGACGGCTCTCCCGAAGCCCTCGCCGCATTCCCCGATAGCAAAGGTCAGTGCGGAGCAATTAAAGGCACTGAGCCGAGCGAATCAACGCGCGGCATCTACGGCGAATTTTCGGGCAACCGCGTCCCGAACACGCCTCGAGGCGACACGGGCTCCGCATCGAAGAACACAACGTCATTACACCCCTTTCCGGCAATCCCGCCGGGAACTAGGAAACCAAACAACAAAGGAAAAACTACAATGAGCAAGAAAAAGACAAACCCGCTCGACCATGTGTTCGGCGGCACCGAATACCTCAAGGCCAAGTTCGACGACATCGACGAGGCCGTAGTCTCGAAAAAGTCGAAACAGGCCAAGGACGTCAAGGCGCTCGTAAAGAGGCTTGCGACCGACAAGGACAGGATGTACGCCTATGCAGTCATCAAGACGGCTGGCAAGGCCGATGGCAAGCCTGTCTCTGGCTACGTTGTCCACGTCGCGATGGGGCTCAACGGCCCGGGAATGGGCTCCGACTACGCCGCCGCACTGAAACGCCTGCTCGACACCGGCAAGTTCTGTCTGCTCGATGCGTGGATCGACGCCGTTGACGACCTCTGGGACTTCATCCTGTCCGTCAAGTAACACACAGCACAAAGGAGAACAGCAATGCAAAAGTACATACGATGCCACATGGTCGAAGCCGAGCCGATGACGCGCGGAGACTATAACATCTCTCGCGGCGAGCCGTGCAATCTGAACGGAGCGCCAGAAGACGAGGGCTACCATGTCGTCCATCCCGACGGCTACGAGTCGTGGTGCCCCAAGGCGCAGTTCGAAGCCGCAGGCCGTCCAATCGACAGCATGACGTTCGGCATGGCGATCGAAGCCATGAAGAAAGGCGCGAAGGTCGCCCGTCGCGGCTGGAACGGCAAGGGTATGTTCCTGTGGCTGAAACCAGCGACAAGCATCAAGGCGGAGTGGTGCAAGGATGAAACGCTGAAAGGTCTCGTCGAAGCCAACGGCGGCGAAATCCTCGGCCTCGGCACCATCTGCATGTACACGCACGACGCCACGGGCCGCAAGGCAATTCTTACGGGTTGGCTCGCTTCGCAGTCCGATATGCTCTACGAAGATTGGGTTGTCGTGGAGAATGCCGCCGCCAACACCATCCGCATCGAGGCCGGCGTCCGCTATCCAGAAGACGGCAACATCAACTGCATTGCCGACGACAACGACAACCCAAAGATGCCATTCCTTGTGCCAGATCCCGACAGCAAAGGCGAATGGCGCTGGAACCTCGACGTCAACATCGACACCGGCGAGGTCTCCGACTGGCCGAAGGGCGTTGTTGCCGATGTCCACTACAAGGTCTGCGACTGCTGCCGCATTAAGTACGGCGACAAGAATTACGAGAACTACGTCCCGGACTTCCTGTCTATCAACGACGAAGGTTATGGGGACTATGTGATACTCACCGTAGAAGACGGACGAATAAAGAACTGGGACGCCGCCAAATGCCGTGGCTTCATCAATGATTATCTCGCCATAACCGACACACAGAAGGAGGACTAAGCCATGAAGTACCCTCGCACACGACAGGGCATGGCGCGCCGCAAGGCCGAAGGCCTCAACCCGCGCTCGCAGTTCAACCCGCACAACGGCGAACCCCACACTAAGCGGTGGCTCGACGCGGAGCGCAAGCTGGGGCTGCGCAGGATGCGGTAGGCCAACCACGGGCAGCGGGCCGTCGCGCCCGCTGCCCCAACAACCCTAAAGGAGCATGCAAATGAAACAAGCACTAATAATACTCGCCGCATTTGTCGGCATAACACTAATCGCCGTCTGCGCCGTTTTCTCGTCGAAGAATGCGGCCGTCTCGCTGGAGGAAACCGTCAACGCGGCGAAGTCCGGCATAGACGTGCAGCTCACAAACCGCTTCAACAAGTTCCACGAACTCGCGGCGTGCGTCAAGAAATACGACGAACACGAGTACAAGACGCTCGTGGACGTCATCGAGCGCCGCGGTCGGAACATGAGCGGAGCGGAGGCAAAGCAGTGCATTGCGGCGTTCTCGCGCGTGGAGGAGCGCTACCCAGACCTCAAGTCGCAGGCCAACTACAAACAGCTGATGACCGAGGTCGCGCTCACGGAAAACCACCTGGCACAACACAAGAAGGCGTACAACGAATCCGTGCGTGACTACCGCTACCACTGCCGCAAGTTCCCCACATCCATCTTCCTCGGATGGACGGGCTACGAGGTGCAGACCTACGAGATGTACGCAGCGGACGAGGCCGTGAAGGACTCAAAACCCCTCGACCTGTTCTGACGGGAGCCCTCCGCTATGCCCATCTTTCCATACAAAAGGAGATCCGGCCTCTCTTCGGCGGCGCACTCGTTCGAGGTTACGCCGAGGGAGGTCGTGTTCTCGGTTCTGATCGTCGGCGTGCTCTACGCCATCGGGTTTCTCGTCGCCGGTGCGATAGAGAAGCACGTCGCCGAGCGCTGCCTCAAGTACCGTCAGGCCGTCCAGATGAAGGACACCGGCGTTGAGCTGGCCTATGCCTGCAAGACGGACGTCGGGGATGCATTCGTCGAAGGCGACTTCAGGACCGTAGACCCCGTTTCGTGGGACGGGCTCGCTGGTGTGCACCTCTGCATCCGCAGGGACAAGGAGCGGTACACGATGCACACGCGGACGGTCCACTACACGGACAGCAAGGGGCGCACGCGAACGCGAACGGAGCACTACTGGACATGGGACGTGGTGGCGAGTGACAGCCGTAGAGCCACCAGGATTTCCTTCTGCGGGAATGTCTACGCCGTTGGCACGTTCGACTACGATGGGATTGGCTCTTCTCGCCACGTTCAGGGCACGGGGTTCCACACCCGGAACGTGTTCTACTACAAGCCCAAGGACTTCCGCGGCACCGTCTTCGCGGAACTGCGGCATGGAAAAATACTCGGACACCCATATGTCTACGCGGGCATGAACCTGGCTAAGACGTATGAATTCTTCACCACGTCGCATGCGACAACGATCTTCTGGACGCTGTGGCTAGCGTTCACGGCGGCGTGCGTATGTGCGTTTTATGCACACGAGAACGGATGGCTTGAGTGAACGTACAGGACAAAGACTAACATTCAGACAACAAAGGAGCAAACTGATGAACGCACGCAAGATACTTATGGACTACGACAAGTGGCACTACCACAGACCCAAGCTTCCCACGGAATACCTGCGGCATCCCCGTTGGCTGTTCTGCCGCTGGGCGTGGGACCGCTACACCTGGCCGAGCTACGGCTCGTTCTTCTGCGAATGGCTGGAGAACATCTTCGTGTTTCTCACGCCGTGGTGCCGTCCGGCTCGCCGCCTGCTCAACGTGTTCGCCAACAGGAACGACACGAAGCTCCTCCACCAGACCCCCGCCGCCGTCGGAGTGCGGACGCGCGGCGAGTCGCAGGCGTACTACGACCTCCGTTGCGGGTTTTTCCTTGCGACGCTTGAGCGGACGCTCTACGTTGACCGCGAGACGGGCAAGGGCGCGAACATGTTCGGCGCGGCGATCTGCGGGCGAAGCGAAAAAGATTTTGACATACGGCACGAGCGCGTCCTCTCCGGCCCCTGCATGACTACCGCCCAGTGCGCCAGACTCCTTGAGCGGATCGTGGCGGCGACGCCGGACTGCGAATGGTGCGGGCTGGACGAAGAGTGAGAAACTGTGTAAGAAAATTCCTTCTGTGGGTGCGAATCCCATCAGTGTTTTCTTACAAAATTCTTACAAAGAAAACGCCCCGTTTTGAGAAATTGAACCGAGTTTTGAAAACACAATCTCAACGAAACTTCGGTTTTAGCGAATAAATCGCAAATAATCCAAGTTATGAATGGAGCGGGCGATGGGAATCGAACCCACCACAAATGTGATAATGTTTATTTTTCACTCGTTTTATCTGCGTTTTTAGTGAAGTTCATTTTATTCTTGCACCATTCTTACAAGTTTTGATACCATACTGCCCGTCATCCAGAAGCCGATTTCAAAACGACTGAAACACAATGGAGTTAGCCATGTTTCGTTCAAAACGCGAGGTCCTTTCATCCATCAGGGAACACAAGTTCACCAAGGGCGGGAAAGAGTATACCATATTCTCGGCCTTCTTGGGAAGGGATCCGATATCGAACAAAGGCAAGCGCGTCGCTCGCTCCGACAAGAACGAGCTCAGGCAGTACATCTCAGACTTTTACACCCGGCTCGACAAGGGTGGAGACAACGCCGTGCAGCTGGATCATGCGCAGTCCGCGGACGCCCACGCCGCATACGGGCTCATGGCGCAGTTCGGGCTGCAGATGACCCTTGCCGACGTGGTGCGCGCATACGCGACGCAGAAGGCGTACGGCGAACTTAAAGGCGACTGCAAGACGTCCGTGGGCGAAGCCTGGCACAGATACTCCGGCACTCTGTGGACCAAGAGCGAGGCCTACCGCAAGTGCGTGACGAGCCGAATAGGCGCCTGGGTGCATTGCTTCGGCGAGAACCGGCTCCTGTCCGAAGTCTCAGCCTCGGAGCTGAAGGAATACCTCATGGACAAAGTCTTCCGACCGGAAAAGCCGGACACGGCGAAGACCTACAACAACGTCCTTGGCGACATCAAGACGTTCATCCACTGGTGCTGCGCGAAGGAACAGGACCTTCTGGCGGTCGATCCTCTCGACGGCATGAAGAAGATGGAAATCGGGTACCGCCAGCCGGAATACATGAAGGCGGCGGATGTGGAGAAGTTGTTCCGCGTACTCGAGGCGCGCAAGGAGAAGCGGCCGGAAAACCTGGCCGACGCGATCCTGTCGTTCTTCTGCGGCGTCAGGCAGTGCGAGATAGCGCGCGTCCGAGAAGGCGAGAGCGCAGTGAAAATCAGCCTGGAGGACCACTTCATCCGCATAGTGAAGGTCAAGGGCTCGCTCCGCGGCATCCGCCCCCGCGCGTTCAAGATACCAGCGCAGGCCGAGGCATGGATGCGCTCGTTCGACTTCATGGCCGCAGTGCAGATCCCCAACACGGCGTTCCGCTACCACCTGAACATGGCCGCGAAGAAAGCCGGTATAAAGATGCCGAAGAACGCCGGGCGCCACACCTTCATAACGATGTACGAGGCGGCACACCACGACACCAATGCGCTCTCCGGCATAGTCGGCAACACCGAAGGCGTCCGGTCGCGCTCCTACAACGGCGTCGAGCTGGAGCGCGAGGGACGGGCCTACTTCGAGATTATGCCTACTTCTTCGGCCTCATGAGGTCTATGACCTGCTGCTGGTAGCGAAGGCGCGTCTTCTCGTACTTCTTCTTGGTGGCCTCCGAGGGGTTGCGCTTCCTCACCCAGCGGCCGCCTTCGCGCTCTTCGCCGTCCTCCCAGTGGCGCAGCGTCCTGATGTCGTTCAGGAGCTTCCTGATCTTCTCGTCGCGGCGCGAGCCGGCCTTGATCGTGCCATCGGCGCGGTCCACCTTGTAGCGGCGCTCCGCCTCGTAGAAGTTGTGCGCATTGTCCGGTACGTCGCGCACATAGTCGCGCCAGAAGGGGATATGCGAATTGTCGAGGTCCTTGCCCTCCTTCAGGTCCGTCACGAAGTCCGACACAGTCGTTATGTCGCGGCCCAGGTTCTTCAACGCCGAGTCCACTACGAACTTGTAGTTCTCGGGGGAGTAGTCAAACCACCCACGGCGCCTCTCGTTGCCGCCCGTGAGCTTGTTCATCCCGCGCGCCATGGACTTCCAGACGTCGCCGGTCTGCTTGCGCCCGTTCTCGGAGTACGGTTTCGTCTCTGAGAACATCTGCTTGCGGATCGGACGCCCGGCGTAGTCCTCGTTGCCCTTCAGCTGATAGAACGGCACCAGAAGCGTCGGAAGGAGCGACTGTACAGGCGTATCGCTGTTGAAGTCTCCAGTGCCGGTGAAGTGCATCCCGGAGTCAAGCGCCTCCTTGCCGATATGCTTTGCCGCATCCGCCCCGGAAATGTCACCGAGCGCCGCCCGCGCCGCGAGGTTGCCGGCGTACTTCAACACCGAGAACGGCCCAGCGTGGAACGGCACGCGGATGAACTTGTCCCCCATGCGGAAGTAGAGGGAGTTCGCCCGCTGGAACTCCGTCATGGTCTCGCCCGACGGCTCGCCGCTCTTCCTGGCCTTCTTGTCGTCGTCTGCGTTGAAGAAGTGCTCGGCCATCGCCTCCATGACGCCGTAGGTGAAAAGCGCCATAGCCAACTGGCGGCCATGCTTGCCCGTGGCAAGGGACGCCGTCTGGCGGATCGCGCCGCCTATGACCGAGCCGGAGAACATCCATGCCGAGTTCATCCAGCGCTGGTTGCCGTACTTGTTGAAGTCGGTCGAGTATTCGCGCGAACGCATCGCCGCCTCGCCGTCCGAGGCGCCGCCGTCAATGTAGTCCTTGAACACAGCAAGGCGCGTCGCAAGCTCGCCCTGCTTGTTGATCTCGGAGATGCCGCGCCCGACGAACCGCAGTACGTCCATGACGCCGTGTTTGCCCGAGGCCACCTTGCCGAGGTCGTTCTTCAGCTCCGTGTAGCCCTCGTTGCCCATGCCGCCAATCGACGCGCCCGACTCGACGTAGCGGCGCATGACGTCGGCATAAGGCCCCTCGAACTTGCCGGTCTTGATGTACTTGCGGATCGTCCCCGCCATACGCACAGCGTTCGCGACGTTCCTCACGGCGGACACGCCGCCGCGGATGACACCCTTGTCGGCCATCGTATTCAGGGACGCCTCGAGCATGTCGGCGGCGAAGTTGCGCCCAAGGAACGCCGGCGAAAGCTCCGTCGCCGTGGAAGCGTAGCCGCGGGTAAAAGCCGCCACGGGTTTCCACATATTCTGGACCCCGCGTCCAATGACGGCCTCCGCAACGCGCTCGCCCTGTTTGCCGTTCAGCTCGATCATGTAGAGGTTGCCGCCCTCCTTGAATGCCACGAGGTTCGGACGCCCCGAGCCGCCCTTCACGGTCTGCTCGTGGTAGTTGGGATCCGGGAAGTCCTCGATCTGCTTGTGCGTGAAGCTCCATGCCTTGCCGCGGCGGACACCCTTGCGTACCTTGCCTACGCCCGGCGTGGAGCGCACGAAGTCCGCCAGGACGCGACGGGCCTCGTTGATGTTCGAGCCATACATCGCGTCCTGGTACTCCTTGAACATGAACTCCACGGGGTTGTCTGGCAGCGTGTAGCGCCCGTTCGCCTCCTTGAAGTCGCTTCTGCGCCACTGCCGCGTGGAGCGGTTGTATTCGCCGCCCTCGTCGGAGAGGTCGTCGCGCATCGGGACGTGGAACGGCTCCTCCTTGCGCCACTGGTCCGCCGTCTCGCGGGCGACGCGCCCGGATTCGACGCGGCGCTCCATGCCCTCGTCCTGCATCTTCCAGAGGAAATTAGCCATCTCCTCGATCTTGGCAACCTTGTCGGCACCGAGATGCGAACGGAGGTCGGAGAGTATCTTCGCCGCGTCGGCGTCCGAAAGGCCCGCGCCGTCAAGCGTGCCCGAGCGCTCCATCACCTTGCGATTGCGGTCTTTCGCATTCGTGGCGATCATGTACATGCCGACGTCGTCAACGGTCGCGCCGGACTTGCGGAGCATGTCCTCGAAGGGGCGCTTCCATATCTTCTCGTAGCGCTGGCGCGCCGCCTCGTTGTGGCCGTGCAGAAGACGCATGGCGTTGTACGGCGAGTTCTCGGCGTACAGGTCCTTCTTGTCGCGTCTGCCGGTGGCGATTTCCATCTTCTTGATGGGGTCGTAGCGGTCGGCGAGTTCCGTTTTCGCCTTCTCCGCGATGGTCGTCTTGCGGTCCGCCGCGGGGGCGACGGGCTCCGGCTCCTTCGGCTCGCCGTCGGGGCGGATGCGCGCGCGGTTCGCGTCGTCGATCTGCGTCATGTCCTCGGCGACGTTGTGGCGGTCGGCGGTCTCCCAGGGGGCCGTCTTGCCGCGCTCCTCGGCGGACATCCTGGCGCGCGTGGCGGCCTGGCGGGCCTCCCACTCGCCGTGTTCCTGCGTGTAGCGCCCGAACGACTTGCCGTCGGTGTTCGTGCCGCCGGCCATGCCGGACGCCGCCTGTATGCGGTGCTGGAGCTCGTGGTTCAGCGTCTCGGCGGTCGTGCCGCGCTCGTAGAGGTGTATCTTCCCCTTCGTCGCGTAGCCGAGCGTGCCGTCCTTCGGCTGCTCCGCCTTGCGGTCAACCTCGATCGTCTCCTTGCCGAGCCTCGGGTAGGCGGCGAGGAGTGTCTTGACGGAATCCGGCAGGCGCTCGCCCTTCGCCTTCATCGCGGCCTCAAGGTCGTTGAGCGTGAAGGAGTAGGTGTTCGCCCTGTCCCTGTCGTAGAACTTGCCGGACGCAAGCGCGAAGTCGAGCATGCGCTTCGTGTCGGCGTCGCTGATGCCGGCGATCTCGTAGCGCCACTTGCCGTCCTTCGCCCTCCACCAGCCGGTCTTCTCCCAGATTTCGCGGCGCCCCGCTCCGGCGCCCTCCATGCGCTCCGCCTCGTCGCGGCCCTTCGCGTGGACGCGCCGCCCGGCCTCCTCGTCGATGTTGAAGAACCGAAGGTTGCCCGTGTCGCCGATCTTCTCGTCGTCGCGGTAGAGGTTTGCCGGGTGCTTCTCGATGATCTTCCGCAGTTTCGCCGCGTCGGGCTCCATGAAGATGCGCTTCTTGGAGACCTCGCCCCCGAGCTCCTTTGCCACGGCGTCTATTTGCCCCGGCTCCACTCCGCGCACCATCACCTTCTTCGCGCCGTCACGCGGCACCTGCTTGAGCGTCCAGCCATTCACAAGGTCAACCGTGCGGTTGTTCAGCACCTCGCGAACCTTGCCGTCGATCACCATGTCCCGCGCCTCCTGGGCCTTGCCGAAGCGCCCGAAGACGGCGGGTATCTCGTCCGTGTCGATCTTCGCGCCGATGTACTCTGGCGCGTCGCCCGCCTTGACGCGGAACGTTCGCGGTGGCTTGGAGCCGAGGACGTCGTTCCAGTGCTTCAGGAGGTCTCCCGTCGCGTAGAAGCCGTCGTCCGCCCTCTCCTCGGGTATGACGCCGTACTCCGCGTCCCAGAGCTCCTTCGCCTTCGCCGTATCAAGTTTCTCGTATGCGGCATTCGGCTTCTCCGTATCGAGTATGGACGCCTTCATGCGCTTCTTCGTGCCGTCCACGGCAAAGCGCATCGCGGCAGGCTCCTGGCGCTTGCCCATCTTGCCGTCGGCGCGGACGGCGAACGTCTCGCCGGTGCGCTTGTTGCGGACGTATGTCAGGAACTCCGCCGCATGGTCGCGCGCGAAGTCGTCGAACGGGACCTTGTCGGTCTTGAACCACGAGTTGACGTGCTGCACGTCCATGTCGTCGGCGAGCTTCACCGAGCGAACGGCGTCGTTGTGCGTGGAGCCGATGTCCTGGAGCCCGATGTCGTACTCGCCGTCCTCCTTCGCCCAGCGGATGTTCTGGTCGAGGAGGTTCTTGAACGCCGTGAACATGCCGTCCTGCTTCTTCGGGTCCAGCATGAGAAGCCGGTTGAGGAATCGCTTGGCGGAGACGTCGGGGACGGTTGCCCCGCTCTTGTCGCGCTTGAGCATCCCGTTCACCTCAACCACGGAGCCGTCGGGGCGCTGCACGCGCTTCACAAAGTTCATGTCGCGCGCGATGTCGTCGAGCTTGCCCATCTTGTGGAGCATGGCGATAATCTGATCCACGGCCTGCTGCGCGTACTTCGTTTCGAAGTTGTCGCCTTCGCTCGTTATGCCGTTGCCGGTCGCGGCGCGGTCGCCTGTCGTAAGCGCCTTCATCTGGCCGCGGCGGCGCTCCACCGAGGAGTAGAAGCGCCTCTCTCCCGGGAGGTCCGTCGTGCTCGTCACGTATATCGGCGCATTCGCCTGGTTGTTGCGGTGGACGCGCCCGAGGGTCTGCTCAAGCTCGTCAGCGCGGTAGCCCAGCTGAAGCGGGAACGCCACGCGGCGCGCTTGGTTCTTGTACTTGCGGTCGGACGAGAACGTGTATCCCGTGTTCGCCACGCCGGAGAAGACAAGCACCTTCTTGTCGCCGTTCTGGAACGCGCGGTAGTCCTCGGCCATGCCGCCCTTGTTGAGCCCGGTGAGGTTCGCCACGTTGTCCTTGCCAAAGGCGTCGATTATCATGTTGATCGGGTTGCCGAAGGTGTCCGGCAGCTTCTCCACCTCGCGGACGAGCCGCCTGCGGATGCCGTCGGCAATCGGGTCGCGCTCGAACCCCACGACTTCACCGCTCTGGTCCTTGACCGGCTTCATCGTCGGGAACTGGTAGTCCTTGTACGCACCCTCCTGCTTCTGGTAGGTCTTGTCCCCCTCCTTCGTGAGGAAGTCCAGGAGAATCTGCTTCGGGCCGAAGTTGACTTCGTCCATGCCGAGCTGACGCCCCTCTTCGAGCGCCTTGGCAACCTCGCGCGTCGATCCCGCCTCGTTCGTGTTGACGAGCGAGAACACCGGCGCGTTGCCCTTGGCGAGCTCCTTCTTGGCGCGTTCGATGAGCGCCGGGATCTTGAGCGCCGTCACCATTGAGTAGTGGAGTCGCTGCTGCATACCGTGGAGCGACGACGGCGGCACGGTGTAGTCCAGCCGCCCGAGGACCTCAAGCGCGTCGTACACGCCCCGGTAGACGTCCGAGAGCGCGTGATTGTACTCCGTATAGGTCCGCTTCTGCGCTTCCGTCGTGGGTACGGCGACATGGTCGAACTCAACACCCTCCTTCGAGAGGTTTGCCGAGAGGTACTGCCCGCGGCGCTTCAGCGTCTGGGCGACCATCTCCATTGCGGAGACGCCCTTGCCCTCGACCTTCTTCTTGAAGTCCTCGAAGTCCTTGAACGGCGTGCCCTCGCCCCAAAGCCCGAGGCGCGTGGCGTAGCCGAGGTTGCCGACGTCCGTTGCGCCGGTCGCCGACATGTAGATTACGCGCGCCTTCGGCAGAAGCTCCTGGAGCTTCACTACGGCGTCCTGCGTGCGCCCGCCCTCCGTCTTGGCGCGGTGAATCTCGTCGAACGCGATGACGCCGTCGAAGTCCTTGCCGAGCTCATTGGCGATCTTCTCGACAACGCCTTCGTTGCGGATGTCGGAGTAGGTCGTGAATCCGATGCCGTCCTTCGGCATGGGCTTGTCGCCGATGTCCTCCACCAGCCCTTCCATGCCGAACGGCTTCACCTCGCTGCGGACGTCGTCGATGAGGCCGCGCTGCGTGGTTATCCACAGCGCCCTCTTGCGCCCGCGCCAGCGGTTGTCCAGGATGGTGCCCGCGATCATGCGGCTCTTGCCGGCGCCCGTGCCGTACCCGCCCATCATGCCGAGCGGCGAGCCGTTTGCGTCCTTCATCCCGTGGGCACGCCCCGCGTAGCCGACGAACTCGAGCTGGTGCTCCTGCAGGTCGCCGTTCTTGATGTGCTTCTCGGGGATCATCAGCTTGTACTTGTTGTCCGGCGGCTCCGTCGCCCGGAGCGCAGGCGGCTCCTCAAGGAGCGTGCGGCTCTTCACCGCGCCCGGCACCTTGTACTTCGCTGGGGCATACTGGCGCTTGTCGAAGTCTCCCGCCTCCTCGGCCTTGTCGAAGAAGCGCGTGCCCTGATCGGCCTCTCCCGCGCGGATCGCGTCCCGCTCCGCCTGTGTGAGCCCGCGGTTGACTAGGCCCTCGTCGTGGAGCGCCGAAAGCGACATCTTCATGTCCTCGACCTTGGTCGGGGCGTAGCGGTTCGCGCCCGGCGTCTTCACGCGCACGGTGGCCGTGCCGTCGCCGTTGTCCTGCAGGAACGTAGCCTCGCGCATGTTGCCGGCGGCGTTCTTGAACATGACGACCTGACCGCGCTCGAAGGCGGGTTTCGCCGGAGCCGCTTCCGTCGCGGGGATGGTCCTGTTGAACAGGTCCTCGCCCTCCGCTCCGCCGAGATCGAGCAGCCCCTGCCCCGTCTCCATGCTGCCGCCCTTCAGAGGCGCGTCCATGCGGCGCTGAAGCGCCTCGCGCTCACGCAGCCTCCGGGCTTCGTCGTTTATCTGGCCTTGCGTCACGCTCTCCAGCGCGAAGTCAGGCCGTGCGGGAGTCTCGCCTTCCTTCGGCGCGGACGGCTCCATGCCGAGGTCCTTCTCCATCTGCGCCCGCAGGTCGGGGTCGAGGTTGATGGACTCCCAGCGCATCTTTTCGAGTGTGGCCTTGTCGATGGCCTTCTGGAGCTCCGCCTCCTTCGCCTTGCCGCCTTCCGCGATCTTGCGCTCGTTGATGCCGAGGGCGCGCATGTCCTCGCGGAGTATCTTCTTCTTCACAAGGTCGTTCTCGCGCGAACGCTGGACCTCGCGGAGGCTCTTGGCAAGCCGCGAATACTTCGCCGCCTGTTCCGAGCGGTACTTCTCGGCCTTCTCGGCCGCCTTCTCCACGGTGTCGTCGCCAAAGAAGTCGAACGCCATCTGCTCGACGCCGTCCGCCTCCCTCTTCATGGCCGCCAGGTGCTTGGCCTCGCTGGCCTTGATGCCGAGGTCGCGCCTGTCCAAGGTGGGGTCGCGCAGGACGGACTTCAACAAATAACGCTGGAGGTCGGCGTTCGCCTTCCCTTCGCCGATCGGCGCAATCTCCGCTATCGCGGCCGCCTGTTCCGGCTTTATCTTGCCCTCTACGCGCCCGCCCTCGAAGTTGACGGAGGCGCGAAGGTCTTCCGTGGCGTCGTTGGCGATGGCGTATGCCTGCCGCGCTTCCTTCGATCCGAGGAAGCCCTCGCGCTCCGCCTCGGCGCGCGGAATCTTGACGTCGCCGAAGAACGCCACGTAGTCCTCTGTCGAGCCCTTGCTGTCCTGGATGTTGTCCAAGGCGTCGAGGAGCCGGATTTTCGTGAAGTCGTAGGTGCCGTCGGGCTTCTTCGTCACCCAGCCATCGGCCTCGCGCACGCGGCGCATGGGTATGTCCATGCCGTAGCGCTCGTAAAGCTCCTTCCTGTGCCGCCCGGTGCCGACGGACACCGTGCCGTCCTCGAACTCCACGCCGAGGATCGGCTTGGAGAGAAGCGAACGGGGACGTCCCTTCAGCTCGTTCCCGGGGACGATGCCCGTCTTCGGGTCGGCCGCAAGCTTGGTGTTGGGCACGCGGGCGTCGCTGCTGTCCAGCTTCGCCGCCGGGTACATCTCCACGTCGATGTCCTGAAGCGCCGCCTGGAGCGCGTTGATGCCGGAAATGTCCCGCACGTTGCGCCCCTCGTCCGCGCTCCTGATGGCGTCCCGCGCCTCGTAGTCGCCCACGCGGTCGAAAAGGCCCGTGGTCTCCGCGGCGTAATTCCACAGGCGGCGCAGTCCGTCCTTCTGCTCGGCGTACCAGGCGGGGTTCGCCGCCTTGAACATCTTGGCAAAGTCGTAGAATCCGCGGATCTTCTTCTGGTCGTACAGGGCGGCAATGTCCCGCACCAACTCCCAGTTCTTGTCGCGGCGGTCCGAGCCCAGTTCCTCGTTCACGTCGAAGAACTTCGCCGAGGGGTCCGTAAGCCCCCAGCGGCTCATTATGTCGCGGATATCCCGAGACTCGCCGCCAGACGGCGAATTTCGACCCTCCGCGCCCTCCGCGCGTTCGGGACGGGTCATCGCACCCTCCGCGCCAGCCTCGCTCCTAGGGGCTTCTACAGGCGTTTCCTGGGGCATGTCGCCAAAAAGGCCTGCAAGCGCGTCCTCCGCAGCCCTTACGCCGTCGCCCAAGCGCCCTTCGTTGGCGTGGTGGACTACCACTCCCTCGCTCGGCGCTTCTGCTCCCTCCGGCTCTGCTTCCACAGGTCGCGGCGCTTCCCCGCCTTCCTGTCGCCCAGAAGCCCCTTGTTCGGGTTGCGCCGGTGCTTCATCGGCTCTACGCCCTGCCTCATCTGCGGTCTCCTTTCTTGCCTGCTCCTCGACCCGGACGAGTTCAGCCTCCATAGCCTTCTCCGCCTCCTTGCCGTAGGGCAGTCCAAAATGGTCGTGTATCTGGCGCCGCACGGCACGGATAGCGGCCATGCCGTCCTTCTTTGGCTTCGTGGTGGACGCAATAAGCGTCTCCGTGCCGTCGTTTGCGACTGCGTTGACATCCCAGCCAATGACCTTGCCGTTGCCGTCGGTGACGCGCCGGGCGACGATCTGGTTGCCGTTCGGTCCGTAGCTGGCCCGAAGGACATCGCCTTGCGATGAAGTGCGTTCCTTGCCCTGGGGCGCCTCCGGCTCCACGGCTATGCGCGGAAGGACGCTTGCGTTGTCCTCGGCCTCACGGCGCTTCCGCTCCTCCTCGGCGCGGTCGAACTTCTCGGCCCTCCTTGCGTCGTCCTCGCGAAGCGCCTCCTTGACGGCGTTTTTGCGGTCTAGGCGCGCCTGTGCGTCCGCCGCCTCATAGCCCGCCCTCCTCTGCGCCTCGCGCTCCTGGGCCCGATTTTCGCGCTCCTGCGCCGCGCGAACTGCCTCCGCTTCGGCGTTCTCCTTGGCTATCGCCCTCTCCCGCGCCCTGCGCTCGGTGATTTCGCGGCGGCGGCGCTGGTACTCCTCGCGCTTCGCCATGTCGGACTCGCGCTCCTCGGCGTCGATGAGCTGCTGGAGCTCCGCCTCGTCCCGCGCGTCCTGCTCCTCCCTGCGCTCGCGCTCGATACGCTGGCGCTCCTGCTCTTCGTAGTCTGCAGCTTCCTGGCGCTGCCTTGCTCGCTCTTCTTGGCCTCTGCGGGTTGCCGCGCGGCGGTCGCGCTCTTCGCCGATCTGATCCGCGAACTCTTTTTCAGCCGCCCTGAATCCAACCCTGTGACCCGTGCGGGCAGCGTCAACTTCGCCCTGCAATCGTTCGGCGCTCGCGCTGTCAGGAAGTGCGCGGAGCGTCGGCGTCGGGGGATTCGGCGGCTCGGGCTCGTAGTAGAAGTTCCCGCCAGTCTGCTCGGCAAGCTTGTTCATCGCGCCCCGGTACACCTCCTCCGCCTCCGAGCGGCTGTACGAGAGACCATTGAACACCTTGCGGAGATTGCGCCGCAGGACGTTCACATGCTCGTCCCACCAGCCGGGCTCATCCGGGACGTCTTCGCGGTCAAAGAGGTGCGCGTACACTTCCTCCAGCGCGTTGGCGTGGAGATAGTTGCCATCCTTGTCGCGCTTGAATATCTCCTCGGGGCGCTCGATTTCGCCACGCGCCATCCGCGCCCCGACGATGCGGTTCAACTGATTCTGCACAACGGGGTCCCCGCTACGAGCAAGCCCCGCGACGAAGCCGATCTTGTCGGCAGGCGTTTCAAATGCCACATCAAGTCCGCGATGACGCCCCGCCTCGTGTAGGACGTTGCGTTTCATCTGCTGCGGCGTCTCCATTCGGTCGAGGCAGTACACTGTCGTACCGTCAGGAAGCGTAACGGCTTGTTCGCCGGGCGACGACCTGTGGGGTCTGCCAGTACCCTCGGAAACAATCTTGTCGAACTCCGCCCCGTCCTTCGCGGCATAGAAGTCCACTCCTCCGAGCCTGTACTGGTCGCGAAAGTTCTTGAGAGCCGCCGCCTTGGCATCGCGCTCCGAGGCGGTCTTCTGTCCGAGTCTGCTCATGGCGTTCGCTGCCTCAAAGGCATCCTCCGCGCCGTAGCGGGTCGCCCTGCGCCCGTTGCCGTCCTCCACGAGGTATATGCTCCTCCCGTCGGCCTTCGACGCGTCCAGCGGCCACTTCGTGACGGATATGCCAGTGTTGGCGTCCGTGAAGGTCTTGCCTGCTATGCTCACTCCGTCGCCAACAGGAATTTCCACGTCCTGCCATGCCACTTCGCTTGTAGTCCGCATCTTGCCGTTTTCGTCCGGCTTGCCGAGCGTCAAGGTTCTGGGAACCCTGAACTGCGACTGGAACGATCCCGCATTGGAGCGTTCCCATCCCGCCGAGTTGTCAAACTGGAGGGCATACTTCCCGGCCTGCTCGAACGCCTGGCCGGCCTCCATGCCAAGCTTCTTGCCAACTTTGTCGCACCAATTGCGCAGACGCTCCTCGAAGGTCCCCTTCTCCGTGACCTCTCCATTGACGACGCGAACCCTGTCGTACCGTTCGCCCTTGAAGTTTCTGCCGTGCTGTTGCTCGCGGCGCAGCGTCCTTGCGCCGTCCACGTCGCCGCCAAAGGCATCCTCGCCGCTGTACAGCCTGTCGCCGATGCGAACAAGCCAGCGCTTTAGGTCCGGATTCATCTGGTCCAACTGCTCCTGTGGTATCTTGAACGCCCCCTGGAGCCGACGGTCGTATGAGGCCTTTTGGGCGCGAGCGTCGCGCCAGGTCCTCATGCCCGCAGTTCCGGCCTGGAAGAGCATCACGCCGAGCGCGCCGACAAACAGGTCAGTCTGTCCCTTGAGCGAGAGCACGCCAGGGACGTGCGTCCCATCCGGCAGATCCTCGCCGTTGGTGAACTTATCCCACTCCTTCGAAAGCCCCTCGTACTCGGAGTCCTTCTTGCCGTAGCCGAGCACCTGGTCCTTGAAGGTGTTGAGGTCCATGAGGGCGAGCATCTGCGGCTGTCCGCGCAGACCCGTGAGCTGTCCGTACTTCACATAGTTCTCGTACAGCCCCTTCACGGCAGGAGCGGCCTTCCGCGCCCATGCGGCATCCGCCCCGCGGAGACCCTTTATAGACTTGCCGATTACGCCGGGCGCCCAGCCGAACGCCGCCTCGCCGATTGGAAGCGAGAATATCGCCGCCTCGCCGAAACCGCCCTTCGCCGCCTTGGCGAGAGCCTTCTCGGGATCGTCGCCCGGAATCACCTCCAACTCACCTGTTTCGGGGTTCTGATGGTATTCCGGCGCCGTCAGCTCCTTGTAGCGGCGGCGCGTCATCTCGGCGCCCATAACCGGCGTCATCCACGCGGAATGCGCCAGCCCCGCAACCACGCGTCCGCGCCATGTAGCCTGAACCGCCTTGGCGCCGATGCCGAGGGCCTTGCCCGCCGCGCCGGTAAGAGCGAACTCCTCCATCATCGGGATCATGCCGAGGGTGCCGCCGCCGACCTTGCCCCAGAAACCCTCTTCGCCGGCCGCGGCCATGCGCCTCTGCGCCTCGCCCTTCTTCGCCGCGCGCTCGCCGAACCTGGCGCGTGCGATGTTGGCGAAGTATTCGTTCATCTTCTCGGCGTCGCCCTGCGAGTATTCGCGGGCCTTCTCGATGTCCGCTTCGCTTATGCGGGCGTCGCGCGCGTAGTTCTCCAGCACGTCCGTCATGTACTCGGCGGTCGCCATCCGCGCAGCGCCGCGCACGCCCTCCACGGCAAGACCGACAACCGGAAGATTCGTGGCCACGGCGGACGCCCGGCTTGTGTCCTCTGCGCTGGCGTCCTTGGCCTTGTAGCCCCGTAGCATGTAGTTCGTCTGGAGGAGACGCCTGTCCTCGGCGTCGCGCAGCGCGGAGCGATCCAGAAATGCGGCAAGGTTCCTATCCTCGGTGAGGTCCATGCCCTCTCGCGTGGCTCGGACGCCGGGGAGCAGGCCTTCCGCATAGACTTGCCCTGCCGACGCGTCACGGCCCGTCCGCGCCGTGATCTCGTCCTGCCGGCGCTCCGTGAAGCCGTAGTTGGAGTCAGAATTTTGCCTATTTGCGCCGTCCGTGGCGTCGCTGCGTTCTGCCTCGTCGGCAAAAAGTGAAGTGTAGCCATCGCCGATCGCGGAACGAATACCAGTATCAACGGGTTCCGCCTCGTCGGCAAAGAGCGAAGAATACTCTGCCATCTGCCCTACCTCCTTGTTCGATGTCGATGAAACTCGGTTTGCTCGCCGTGCCTACGGCATCAGAATGGGATCGTTATCTGGTTTGTGTCCCGCAGCTCCGCGTCTTTTCGTTCGCGGATCATCTGCGGGTCGTTTTTCATCCGCCAAGCCCGCTCGGCATTTGCCAGTTGCCTATTGATTCGCGTCGGCGTCCAGCCACGCTTCTTCCAGTCGGCTTCCAGCCTAGCCGCCTCCGCTTTCCACTTGTCGTCGATCTTCTTCTTCCCGATATTGGCTTCTTCCTGGAGCTGCGCCACCTTCTCCATGTCCAGATAGGAGTCGTCGGTTTCCTTCATGTACTGTCTCACCTGCTTCTTTACCGCTTCAGGCAGATAGTCGAAGTTCCTTATGCGAATCTTGCGCAGGCCAGTATCCTCGTCCTCCGAGTATTCGCCGCCAGCCGCCACGAAACGCGAGCTCGCATCCGAAGAATCATCGGCGGTCTTGTTCTTGCCATCCAGAGAACCTGTGTCTGCGCCTGCATTTCCAGTGTCGCCAGTGTTTGCATTTTGCTGGCTTGCCGAAGCCTGTGCCTGCTGCGGGACATAGGCCCATCTCTTCTGCTCCGGAACCCATCCCCATCTGTAAGTCTTGCCGTTGTGTTCAAAGACATCCTTCCCGTCTGGTGGCGCTACTGGACGATCTTCCGACTGTCCGGAGTTGTTTCCGTCCGCCTCCCCGCTGCCAAAACCGCGACGCCTGTCGCGCTCAGCCTGTAGTGCGTCGTACTTCTTTTTCTCGGCCTCAGAAAGTTCTTCGTACTTGCGCCCGTCAAGAAGTTCCATCTGGTCCTGCTTGATGGACGCGTCGATGTCCTTGTTCCACTGCCGTGTATCGTCCTTCGCCGCACCATTCGCCTCGGCGATGTCGAGGCCGCGCTCCTTCAGCATGGCCGAAACGTCGATGCCGTACTTCTTGAGGACGTTCGCGGCCTCGGCAAGGTCGCGCCGCGTGTCGGACTTGTCCCGCTGGATCGCCTCGCGGGAGGCGTTGTTCATCGCCGCGATGCGCTCCTTCTCGGACGTGCCGCGCACGACGCTCTCGATGGACGAGCCGTCCGGGACGGATATGACCTCGCCGGTCTCGCTGTTCTCGTAGCGGCGAACCTGGCGCTGGCCTGACGGGTCGTTCGGGTCAGGGCCGACCGAAAGCACCTTCCACTGCGCACCGGCGTCGTTCGACTCCATCACCGGCTGGAAACCCGTCTCGGGTCCAGAGTACGAGCGGAGCGTGTACCCCTTGCCATTCGTGTAGAACATGCTGCCGCCGCGCTTCTCGGGGCCGAGGATGGGCGCGCCGAGCCTCTGCGCCGTGCCGCCGCCCATTGTCACCGCAGGCCCCGTCGGCGAAGGCGCGTCGGGATCCTCGATGCCGTACTTCGCAAGAGTGTCCGCCGAGTTGCGCCCGCGGAGGACGCCGTAGATTTCGCGGCGCATGTCGGGCCCCATCTTCGCGCGCTGGAGTACGAGAAGCTGCTGCGCCGGGGACGCCACGGCAAGCGGGGTGAACTGTGCCTGCCCGTCCTGGCCTTGCGACATGCTGTACAGCATGAAGTTGCCGTTCTTGTCGTAGTTGCCGCCTGCAATCGGAATACCCATTCTCTGCGACGCCTCGCCGAGAATCGCCTTGGGAATGAAGCCCCTGTTGTTCCTCGCCTGGATCATCAGGGCGCCGAGCGTGGCGTTGCGGCGGTTCGTGGCCTCGGTCTGCGCGGCGTTGTCCCGCGCCACCAGGTCGTCGAAGTCGGCCATCGTCTGCTTGCCAAGACTTTCGATTCCCGCGTCCTGCGCGTTTTCCTGCTCGCGCTGCTGGTTCTGCATCAGCTTGTTCCAGTCGTTGTTGTAGTCGCCGGTGAACATCGTTTCCGTAGCCATGTGGCACCTCCCTTTGGTTAGTCCGCCTTGCCGTTCGCGCGAGCGAGCCAGTCGGCGTAGTGGTCCGTGTGGTCGATGATGTTCACTCCGCCGCCGCCACCGCCGCTTGCCTGCGCCCTCGCTACGTTGAGATAGTAGTTGGCCGCCGATTCGTAGGCGGACTCCAGCGCCTGGTACGCGCTCTGCGTGAGCCGCCCCGCGTCGATCTCCAGCCCGCCGGCGTTGCCGAACAGGTTCCCCGCCGCCGCGAACAGCTGCCCGACATTGGCGCGGAGCTGACCGGCGTCCTGAAGCAGGGCTCCCTGCTGGGTGACGATCCCCGCGGCGTTCCTCGCCATGTCGCCGGCGTCCTTGAGCGCGGCCTCGCCCGCCTGCCCCTGCTTGAGGCCCATGTTGTAGAGCGTGTCGGCGGCGCTCGTCATGTCGCCCAGGAATCCCCTCTGCTCCTTCTCGCCCTTGTCCCACGCAATGGACTTGTTCGCCGCAAGGGCGGTCGCCAGCGCGCGGTTCCACTGCTGCATGAGCGCGGACGAAGCGCCGCTGCCCGGCGAGACCCCGCGGCGCGCTAGCTGTCGCTCCTGCTGGGCGAGCGCGTTGTCGTAGGACGCCTGCGTGTCGCTTGCCGCACGGCCCACGTACTTGTCCGGCGATAGGAGCAAGTAGTGCCCGAGGTATTCCGCCGCAAGCCCGCCTGCGGACGGATCCATAGTGACTAGCGCCCTGCCCTGTCCGAACATGTCCTTCTGCTCGCCGAGGTACATCTGCGCCAGCTTCGCGAGGTCGTCGCCGTAGCCGCCGAGCTTGTCCTTGTACGGATCGAGTTGCGGGACGAGCGCCGCGAGCGCGTCGGCATCCCTGTTGATGGCATTGCCCTGCGTGTTAACGAGCTGCGCCTGCCCACGCATACTGGCCGCGTCGCCGCGTGCCGCACCCGCCGAGCTCTGCGCAGCGCCGAGTCCTGCGTTCGCCATCGAAATGGCGGCGCTCACATTGCCCAATCCCGCCCTGGCGGTCTCTATTCCCGTGTTTCCGATTCCGCCCGTGCCCGCAGTTGAGCCGGTGCTGAATGTTGCAAGCAAATCCCTTCTGGGGTTTATTCCGAAGGAGTTTCCCATGTTTCCCTCCTTTGCAGCTCAAGCACGGCTTTCTGCGCTTCCGCGAGCTGCTTACTTAGCGAAAGCACATTTTCGTTCAGTTTCATGAAGGCGTCACGCATGGTCATGTCCGCGATATGGTGATACGGGACGCTCCCGTGCGGAAGCGGTTTTATGATAATTGTCGTCATACCACAAGCCCTCCCATTGAAGTGCCCACGAGGAGCGCGTCAACTTCCGAGTCGGCCACGACCTCCACCTGCATGTACCGCTCCATGCGCCGTACCGGGAGACGCCGCGCGTCCTGGTCGGCGATGTTGGAGAGCGTGACGTGCGCCGTAGGGCGGGCGTCGGCGTCAGGCGCGGAGAACATGTCCACCGTAAGGTCAAGAAGCCTGGCAGGGCGGTATCCGCGCGCGTCCACTCGGCAAGCGGACGGGTTGAACGGCTTGGACGCCTCGTAGGTCTTCGAGCGCCACACCATCGTCTTGTTCTCGTCCGAGCCCTCCCACTCGCAGATGGCGTTGCGGTCGAGAACGAAGCGCGCGTAGTACGCCGTCTCGCCGTAGACCGTGAAGGTGAAGCTCTCGCTTGTGGAGATGGGTATAAACACGGTCGGATTCTGCGAGTCGTACCAGCCGTCGAACCTGTAGCCGTTGCGAGCGCGCGCGTGGACGGTGACATCGGAGCCTAACGGAACGCTCGTAAGCGCCGTAGTGGTCTCACCGCCTATGACCGTGTCTCCACTGATCCTCGTTATCCACACGTTACCCGAATGCTCTCCGCTGTCGTTCGTGGCGTCCACCGTGACGTCCACTTCGCCGTCCTCCACATAGCGGACAAAGAACACCTTGTTCTCGTTCGTCAGGATGTCCAGCGCCAAGGCCTGCGAAAGCGGATTTGCCGCGGGATGGTATGTTACGACATTGTTGTTTACTTCCTTGATGGCTTCAAACCATCCGTAGAAATAGAGTGTGCCGTCGTTTGTCTCGACGGTGTTCTGCGCGGTGGCGCGCACCGTCTTGGTGCCGACAAAGTGCTCTTCGCAGGTGTTGCCTGGCTCCTCCTCGGCTTCCGGCTGCGCGCCGCCGCCAAGCTCTGATGCGCTCGCCGCCTGCTGCTCTGCTTCCCCTATAAAGGTTATGAAGTCGTCGCCGATGTTCAGCGGGGTGTCCCCTGTCGAACCGCTCAGGGCATGGACCGTTATTTTGCGATCCAATGCGGAGTCCGCCAGTATCGTCGCCGTCGCGGTTACTGCCGCATCCACGTAGATTGTCCCTTTGGTGCTGAGCGGAAGTATCGTCGCGCCGGACCTCCACGCATCTAGCCCGTAGCCGCCGTCTATCGCCAGTTCGTAGGCGATGGTCGTGCCGACCACAAGCGTCTCGTTGTACACGCCGCCCGCGCACTCCGTGCCGTCCACGAACAGCGCGGCGTGGTCCGTGCTGTTCAAGGACAGGCTCACCGCCGCCGCCGCCTTCGCGACGAGGGAGATCGGCGCGGTGACGTTGGATACGGCGTATTCGGCGTTTGACGAAACGAAGTTGTCCTCGGTATCGTACCACCCTGCGAAAGAGTAGCCCGCGGCGGGAACAGCGGTAAAAGTCACGCTGCCGCCGTATGCCACGCTCGCCGGAGAGACGGAAGAAGATGTTATCGCGGTCGCGCTCGCTGCGTCCTTCACCGCAGTGCAGGCAAACGTCTGCGTGGACACGACGGGGACGATGACCGTATCGCCCGTCACGACAAGCTCAAAGGTGCACGGCTCGGACGGCGTGTCGTTCGTGAAGCCGCCCTGGCTCACGCCGTTTACCGATATGCCGCCGCCGTCGAGGAGCTTTCCGGCGCGCGGCGTCGCCGTCACCGCGACGTGCGTCCCGTAGGTCCAGTACGCGACCTCGCCGATCGTCGTCGCCGCCGCTGGTTCAACCGAGAGGTCCACCACGTCCGCGCCGCCGACCTGCGCCGCCGTTATGGTGTGCAGAGTCCGCCACTGCGCGTACAGGGTGACTGTCGCACCGTCCTCCGCCGTGAGGTTGATGACCGTCGCGCCGTCAGCGTATGCCGTCCCCAAGCCGTCCGCCGCGGTGTTCCAGCCGACGAACAGGCTTCCCGTCTTGGCGTAAGTACAGGCGGGAAGCGAAGCGGAAACGTCGTATGTCGCGGAGACGGACTGCATCGCCGCCCCCGTTCCGGTGTTGGCGCCGAACGCGATCGTGTAGGAGTTTGCGGACCACTGCGCGTAGACAGTGGCGTTCGCGGAGGGATTGATGGTGTCGCCGGCCCCGCCGACACGCGTACCGCCCGACCGCGCCGTGTACCAGCCGAGGAACGTGTAGCCCGTGCGGACAGGAAGGGGCAGCACCACGGCGGCTTCCACGCCGCCGCTCGCAGAGTCGGGCGAGACCGTGCCGCCATTGGCATCAAAGGTGTATGTGTACAGAATTTCCTCGTACGCTGCCTCCGCCTCCACGTCCTGCCTATAGCCTGTCTTGACATATAGACACCGATTGTCAGCACCTGCCACATATACGCTGTCGCTGGACGATGTAGACGTGACCTTGCTTCCGTTTACATACCATCCCGCAAACCTATATCCGCTCTTCGGCGGCGAAGCCCAGATGGAGCTCTGCGTATTGGCTCCGTGGACATTATAAACTATAGCGCTGGTGTTTGAGTAAAAATAATTCGACTCGAATACGAGCGACGTGGTTCCGTAGTCCCACCGCGAAGGCTTAGCGAAAGATATGGTGCCATAACTAGGGTTGTTTGTGCTTGCGCTGCGCGTCCAGTAGTCGCACGAGACTTGGCTGGTGCCGAACGTCTGGCTTGTGTTGCTCACGCCGCCATAATAATAGGAGTCACCGGAAACGGCCGCCCTCTTCCAAACGCCATGTCCGACAAGCGCACTCGCCTGTGCCGCCGTTTGCGGCGACTCGGACGGGCGACCTTCTCCGATGTAGAAACATTCGTTTCCCTTTAAATTTGCAAACTGTCCGCCTTCGGCATCGAGGCAGTTCGTTGTAACGTTGTGGCCTGCGCCGTCATTCCAGGTCAGCGAAGACGGATTCAGGACGTAATCCCAGCGGCAGTACGAAGTATAGCCTGTAGTACCCGTGCGCTGTATAAAAGTGCCGTATACCGTTACGCTCTCCATCCTACCTCACCTCCCTCACGTAGTACATCCTGTCCTCGGCGTTGTCCGTGCAGAGGCACCGCGCCGCCTCGTCGTGCGTGGTGACGGCTATCGTCGGCCCGTCCAGCAGGTCTATCGTCAGCCCCACGTGCGTGGTCTGCGACATGTGCAGCGTGCCGTCCGGGTCGATGAACGAAAGCGTGTACACCGTCCCCTCCGGCGCGGTGAAGAACATGAAGAGCGCGCCGTCGAATTGCCCCATGATGCACGACTTCGGATTGAGCGCGAGCCACTGGTCCTTCGTGAACATCTTGTCCGTGAGGTTCGCGCACACGGTCCCGGAGTCCGCCGAGTTCTGGATCGTCATGAGCCCCGCGTTCGACACATAGTACACGGCGTTCCTGTAGACGCACACACCGCGCGGGGAGACGCACGCCGCAGGCCCCGCGAGCTTCGCCACGGACATGGACTCCGGCGCGGTCCCCGAAAGAAC